TTTGCTTGGGTCAACCGCGCATGGCCGCGCGGCTTCCTCGGGTCAAGCAGGATGCTGTTCCGGGCCCGAGGGTTTTTCCTCTAACGCAGAAAGGTTCGAACGATGAGAAATCTCGACACGGCGGACGAACTGGTAAAGCTGGCTGAACGCATTCGCAACGCGGAAGCGAAGACGGCTCCGATCCGCCTGGAAGCGGGCAGCATGACGATCACGGAGGCGGACTCGATTCTTTCGCTCGCCTTCAAAGATCACAGCATCAGCATGGAGTTTCAGCGGAACGCCTGGCGCGAAGCCCCGACCGTCAAGTGGAAGGTCTGGGACGGGAAAACGTGGCATCACGGCCCGACCCTGCGAACGGCGGTGCAGATGGCCATAGCTGGCAAGGACAACGGCGCGGCCGTCGAGGCCGATGCTGCTCTCGGCATTCCGATGATCAAGCCCGGCGAGCCCTGCGGCCACCCCATGATCGAGGATGGCGTTTGCTCGTGCTGCCACGCCGACATGCGCGCGGCTGTCGTCGGCGCCCCCGGTTGATCGCTCTTTCCCCCAACAGGAAACGGAGGTCCTGATGCTTGTTCTCTCCCGCAAGGAAGGTCAGTCAATCGTGATTCCCTCGCTCGGCATCCAGCTGGTTTTCATCCGCTGCAAGGATGGCCAGTGCCGCGTGGGCATCGAAGCCCCGAGGGAAGTCTCGGTGTACCGAAACGAAGTCCTTGAGGCGATGCGTGATCGTAAGGATGGGCCGGCTTCGCCTGGGCCGATAAGCCGGATGGGTCAGCCGGATTCCTTTCCCGGAGCGCTGACAACCGGCCAGGCCGTCAAGCCGTGAGTGGCGGCAATCGAGCGCATGTGAGATCCGCTTGCCGTCGCGGATGCAAAACCACGGTGACGGCTGCTTTCTTCAACCCTGTTTCACGGAGGATCGAATGATCAAGCCAACAGTTGGCCGCGTGGTCTGGTTCTATCGGTTCAGCGGAGCCGGGCTCGGGCATTCTGGACCCCTTGCCGCGCACGTGGCCAAGGTCCATTCGGATCGGATGCTCAACGTCATGGTGATAAACGAGACGGGGACGCCGTTCGCCGCCCCTTCGGTCCCGTTGATCCAGGACGGCGAAGAGGTTCCTGCGAGCGATTACTGCTGCTGGATGCCCTACCAGATTGGACAGGCGGCGAAGACAGAAGTGGCCGAAAAGGCGATCGCTGCCGGCACGTTGTAGGTTTCCCGATCTCTGTTTTTCACGGAGGATTGCGACATGCGGAAGGTTCTGATTCTGGCCCTGGTGGCCGCCTGGTTCCTGTCGGTGGCCGGCGAGGCGTCCGCTCGGTGCGGGCGCGGGTTGTTCCGGCATCGCTGCGGTGGGCGTATTCACCTTTTCCATCGGCACTGCCGCTAACCACGAGTTTCCCCGGCCCGGCTGAAAGCGTTTGGGCGAGATGCGGACGGCCGGGTCTGGGGAATTCTGAGGAGTAACGATGACGACGAAGCGGTTCCACACGGCGTCCGTGCTCACATTGATTGACGGCATTGTTTATGAGGAATTCGGCAAGGTTTGTGAACTCGCTGAGTGGGTGATGGGCCATCCGATCTGGACACACGAGTACGCCGATCGTGACTTGGCCGCACGAATCAAGTCAGCACTGGTCAAGCAGCATCCGAAGCTGGCCGACTTCGCCAAGGGCAGCGAGGAGCACTGGAAGGATGCGTTGGCCCGCGCCGAGAAAACCTACGGCAAAACCCTGTTGATCACGAAGGGCGATGAAGAACGCATGGAAGGGCCATTGACCTCACTCCAACGCATCATCGGAGACAAGCCATGAAGCCCTGGTTATTGGAACACCTGGAAGCCTCGCAAGGCTGGCTGATCGACGGCCGCTATGCGACCGAAGACGAGGCCACCTACCAGAAGCGGACGACGCCGAGCGTCTACCAGCGGCGCGTGCGCCTCGCCCTGGTGAATGTGCCCATCGCCGGGGGCGCGATGCGCACGGTGGAATCGGAGCGGTTTCGCAGGGCATGCGGGAGGGTTTCGTCATGATCGCCACCGCGAACCCCGCAATCTGGCACTGCTCAAATTCGGCCTACCATGCCGAGCGTGAGCATGAGTCGTCGTCAACGCTCTCCTGCTTCATCCAGTCCCGCCCGCTCTACCACGGACGTTTCGTGCTGGGCACGATCCCGCGCGACGAGCCGACCCAGGCCATGCAGCTCGGCACGGGTCTGCACATCCGCCGGCTTGAACCGGATCTATGGAACGAGTCGGTTTCCATCCGGCCCGAGATGGATCGCCGCACGAAACTCGGCAAGATTCAGTTGGAGCGATTCTGCGAACAGTCCGCCGGCAAGACGATCCTCCTGCCCGATCAAGTCGAAACCATCGACCGCATGAACGCGGCTATCGACGCCAACCTCTTCGCCCGCGACCTGTTCGCCGCGCCCGGCCAGAGCGAATTTAGCCTCCGCTGGGAGCTAGAAGGCGTGCGCGTCAAAACGCGGATCGACCGCTGGCTGGACGCCGCCATCGTCGTGGACCTGAAGACGACGACGGACCCGAGCCCCGAGGCGTTCAGCCGTGACGCCTACCGCTACGGTTATCACCGGCAGGCCTGGCTTTACCGGGAATCAGTGCGAAGCGTCTTCGGCGGCCACGGCGCGGATGCAGAGTTCCTGCACGTCGTTTGCGGGAGCGAGCCACCCTACGAGTGCCATGTCTACGAGCTGGACGACAGGGCCCTTGCGCTGGGCGAGCGGGAGATCGTCGAGGCGCTCCACGATCTACGGCATTGCCGGGAAACCGGGAATTGGTCCAGCCCTCTCAGCGGACGCATCAACAAACTGAGCCTTCCCAAATGGGCATTTTGAAAGGAACCCGACCATGAATGACACCCTCGTTCAACCCGTGCCCCAGCGCCGGGACCTGGTGACCGCAAGCCAGGGCAGCCAAAACATCGGCTTCACCGGCGCCGCCGACTTCGCGCTTACCCTGCGCGTCGCGGATTGCCTGTCGAAAAGCGAACTGGTTCCCGACTCCTACCGTGGCGAGAAGGGCTTCTCGAACTGCGTCGTCGCCCTCGAGCTGTCGGCCCGGCTGGGCATCTCCTGGATGGCCGTGATGCAGAATCTATACGTCGTCTACGGCCGCCCGGCCTGGATGAGTTCCTTCCTGATCGCGAACGTCAACGGCTGCGGACGGTTTCACTCGCTCCGCTTCGATCTTGAGGGCCAGGGCGAGAGCCGGGCCTGTACGGCCTGGACGTGCGAGAAGTCCGTCAAAATTCCGGCGAACGTGCGCACGCTGGCCCAGGCGAAGGCCGCGGATCTTCCCGTCCTCGAGGGTGCCACGATCACCTGGAAGATGGTGGTTGCGGAAGGCTGGCATTCGAAGAAGGGCAGCAAGTGGGTGACGATGCCCGATCAGATGTTTCGCTACCGGGCTGCGTCGTTCTGGTCGCGCGTCTACGCACCCGAGCTGACCATGGGTATTCGGACGGTCGAAGAGATGGACGACGCGCCCTTGACCGTCGCCAGCGAGGATCGGACCCAGGCCGTGCGGGACAAGCTGATCGCCAACGCGGCGACCGTGACATCCGTTCTGGCGGAGCCTCACGCGGACGAGGCTCCTGGCTCTGAGGAGAAAGGCTCCGGCCATGCCTCGCCCGACGAGCCGCCCAGCCGGAGCGATCCCGGCTTCGTCCGGCTCATGCTGATCGACCTATTCAGCAAGGCCGACAGCAGCGCCGCCGCAACCGCAGCCGTCGAGCAGGCCGACAAGTTCACGAAGTTCGGGCCCAAGTGGCGCGCGGGGCTCAATCCGCAGATCGAGGCCATGTGGAAGCGGGTTGAAGGATCGGGGGAGTAGCGAGCCGATGTACGACCACGAGGAATTCGGGCAGCTGCAGCGGTCGATTCTGGCGAACCCGGGGGACGCATACCTGCGCGACATCGCCGGAGACTGGCTGGAGGAACGCGGTATAGATCCGCACAAGGCGCGTGAGGTGATCGAGCCGCCGACCTTCAGCCAGTTTTTGCCTGAGGAATATTGCGGCAGCGGCATCGGCAGCGGCATCGGCATCGGCATCGGCAGAGGCAGCGGCATCGGCATCGGCAGAGGCAGCGGCATCGGCAGAGGCATCGGCAGCGGCATCGGCATCGGCAGCGGCAGAGGCATCGGCAGCGGCAGCGGCATCGGCATCGGCAGAGGCATCGGCAGCGGCATCGGCATCGGCAGAGGCATCGGCAGCGGCAGAGGCATCGGCAGCGGCAGCGGCAGCGGCATCGGCATCGGCAGGGAGACAATCATGGAAGTCGGCAAAGCCTACTTGATTTCAACGGTCGATTGGTTCGCCTGGGTCGGCCGCGTCAAGCGGCAAATCGGGCCGTGGGAGTACGAAATGGAATCGTGCTCGAAGATCCGCGAGACGACCAACGGCGACAATTGGGAAGCGCTCGCCGCCGGCGACAAGGCCGCGCGGAAGGCGTGCGAATACCGCCATTACACGACGCCCGTGATTCTGGGGATGGGGGCTGTCGCGAAGGTGCTATGGGTCGGGCAGACGCCGCAAGAGGCTGGGTTGTAAGGAAGGCAAAGGCTCGATTTGGAAGGAAAGGATTCCATGGCAGGCGATTGGATTCCAGCTTGCAAGGGTCTGACACGCAAGCGCGAAGTCGTTGTGATAGCGGCGGCTACCGGCCGGTCGCGCCACGAGGTGGCCGGGCTTCTGCTCGACTTCTGGGAATGGGCAGACGGGGAATCGGTCGATGGATCGATCCCCGGCGTTAGCCTATCCCAACTCACAAGCATCATCGGTGCCGACCTGGTTTTCTGGAACTCAGTCGTCGCCACAGGATGGCTTGAGACTCACGACTCGGAAGGTCTTATCGTCCCCAACTTCGACCGCTGGCTGGGCAATTCCGCCAAGAGCCGTCTAGTTGAGACTCGGCGAAAACAAGCCTACCGATCTCGGGACGAAGTTGTCCCGGATTTGTCCCAGAAAAAACGGGACAAAAACGGGACTACAGAAGAGAAGAGAAGAGAAGAGAAGAGGGAAGAAAAAACCCCCCGCGCGTGCGATCCTCCTGCACCCGTACCTGTGCAGCACGCACCATACGCGGCCACCGAGCCGCTTTCGGCTTCGGAGTTTGCCGACAGTGCGGAGGATCTAGCCCAAGCGTTCGCCAGCGTTTCCGCCTGCCCGTCCCGGTCGATCGAGAAGGACCCGCGCGAAGTAACGCCGACCATGCGCGACATCCTAACTCGCGCCCCGGCCTCGGAGATCCGCGACGCCATCAACGCTCCGGGCCGGGCGAAAACCGAAAAACTCTGGCAGTTTGCGCGGCGGTGGGAACGTCCTCCCGCGCGCGCCGCGCCGGAAAATCTGAGCTATTCCGGCCTCAAGAAATTCGCCGCAAACGGGGCTTCCCATGACACGAGCTGACTGGGTTCTCGTCGCCGCATACATTTCGGCGGCCGTGGTTAAGGACTTCACCGAGCACCAGGCCGAAGTTTACTTCGACCTGCTGCAAGACTTACCGACTGCAGCGGTCCAGATCGCGGCGAAGCAGTGCCTGCTCGAAAGCATTTACCCGACGATCCCAACCGTCGGGGCGATTCGGAAAGCAGCGACGGCCGCGGCGACTGGTTCGCATCGTCTGCCGCTGGCGATCGAGGCCTGGGAATCCGCTTTTTGGGCCGTCGGGCGCTACGGTCTTTCGCGGGAACGCGAAGCCCTGGCGACGATGCCGCCGGCCGTTGCGAAGGCTGTTCGGGCGATCGGTTGGCGGGCTCTTTGCGACACGAAACTGGACGATCTGGACACGCTCCGAGCCCATTTTCTGAAAGCCTACGAAGCCATGGCGGCGCGAGATCAGCGGCAAGGGTTGCTGCCGAACAGCCTGAAAGAAACGATCGAGGCAATCGGCATCGACGCCCAGCCGGCGCCGCTCGACAACCGAACCGGGGCCGAGATTTTGAAGGGTTTGCGTCTTCTCAACACCTGAAAAGGAGTCTCCCAATGTCCACGTACTACCAGGAATGCGACAGCGACACGATCGAGATGGCCGCGCGGCTGATCCTCAAAAACCACGAGGAAATCCGCAAGGCGGACGTCTCGATCACCTACCTCTTCGCCGCGAACGAGGAAGGTCCGGCGCTCGTTCATGCGGGCTGGCCGGCGAAGGCGATCGTGAAGATCAACAGCCTCCGCGATCGCGTGGCCGGTCTCAAGGATGTGACGATCTGCCTGGATGGGGGCGGAGACGGCTGGAAGGAATGGACGAAGCAGCATCGCCTGGCCGTGCTCGATCACGAGCTGCATCACATCGAAGTCCGCAAGAACAAGGTCGGCGCGTTCATGTACGACGACGCGAACCGGCCGAAGATCCGGCTGCGGAAGCATGATTTCCAGTTCGGCGGCTTCCATCTGATGGCCTCGCGGCACGGCGAGCATTCGGGCGAGGTGTTGGCCGTGCGCCATGTCGAAGAGGTTTGGTCGCAGGGCGTGTTTAATTTCGCGCGTGAAGTGGCCGGGAAGGAGTAACCCCGGCGCCGCCGGCGAAAGGAAGCGAATGAAGATTTCGGCTCTTGCACCCTGGTTCGGCAGCAAGCGGACGCTGGCGCCGCGCATCGTTGAGGCCTTGGGGAAGCATCGCTGCTATTGGGAGCCGTTCTGCGGATCGTGTGCGGTACTGTTCTCGAAAAAGCGTTGCACTTACGAGACGGTCAACGATCTGCACACGGACTTGATCAACCTCGCGCTTGTCGTCCAGGGCGAGAAGACGGCTCTCGACCTCTACGGCCGAGTGAATCGCTGTCTGTTTCACGAGGCGTTGCTTCCGATCGCTAAGGCGTTCCTGATCGGCCGGGAGATTGAGCCCGGCACGCCCGACGTCGAGCGGGCCTACTGGTATATCGTTTTTTCGTGGATGGGCCTGAATGGCGTCTCGGGCACGCCGCTTTCGCATACGGGGACATTTGCCGTCCGCTATTCGGCGAACGGTGGCAACGGCGCCACGCGGTGGGAATCAGTCTGCGAATCATTGCCAGAGTGGCATCGTCGGCTTGTGGGTGTGCAGATTCTGAATCGGGACGCGATCACGGTTCTTGAGAGACTCGACGACGCCGAAGGAACGGCGGTTTACATCGATCCGCCCTACTTCACCAAAGGGGCGAAGTATGTTCACGACTTCGCGGCCGATGATCATGCGCGGCTTGCCGCGGCGATCAAGCGTTTCGAACGGTGCAGGATCGTGGTGAGCTATTACGACCATCCTAAGCTCGAGGAGCTTTATCCGGATTGGCAGAAGATCGATTGCGCTCTCGTCAAATCGATGATCAACCCAGGGCGAAATAAAGGCGAAGGGACCACGGTTGCGCCGGAGGTCCTGCTCGTCAACGGGCACGCCGAAAGGATGCTCTTCTAATGACCGACCCCGAATTCCGCTCCCTGGTGAAGCTCATGCGATCGAAGCAAAAGGAGTATTTCCGCACCCGGGATCAGGCCCTGATCAGCCATTGCCGCGACCTCGAGCGGAGGGTGGATGAGGCCCTCTTGCCGCCGAAGCCGGCCGGGTTGTTCGATGCGAAATCGGAGGGCTCGCCGTGAGGCTGACCTTCACCATCCGCGCCCTGCCGATCGCCCAACCCCGCCAGCGCGTGCGCGTCGTGCGTACCAAGGTCGGCCGCACGTTCGCCCAGAACTACACGCCGACGAGGGACCCCGTGAACGCCTTCAAGGCGAGTTTGCAGCAGGCGGCGGCCGAAGTCTTCCCGGGCCCGCTGCTCGATCGCCCGCTGGCCGTCGAGCTGCTATTCGTCTTCCCGCGCCCGGCGAATCTGGTCTGGAAGAAGCGAGCCATGCCGCGGCAGTGGCACGGGAAACGGCCGGACGCGGAGAACGTGGCTAAGGCCGTGATGGATGCGTTGACGAACGTGGTGTGGAAGGACGATGCCCAGGTGGCCCAGCTGCTGCTGCGGAAGGTGTATGCAGCGGGAGAAGAGGCGCCGAGCGTGACCGTGAGCGTCGAGGAGTTGGCGCCGATTGATGCGCCGTGTGAACCGGAGGGGGAGCAGGGAGGGTTGTTTGATGCGTGAAAAAACTTACAAGGCTACCTCTCTGACCGGGGCACAGACGCAGGTTAGAAGACTTCGCCGACAGCGCCGTGAACTGGTCAAGTTGGTCGAACTCTACAACTTTCAGCGACAGCAACTCGCCAAGCTCGCGGCGGATGGTCCGTGCTTTGACAACCCTCTGATCGTCTGGGAAGCGAAAAGAATTCGCGACCGGATATTAAAGGACATGGGATTGCGTGCTGATGGTAAGTTCCTGACCTGATTTCCCCCCGGACTCCGCCCCCCCTTATCCTCGCCGGCTGCCAACCGGCGATTTTTGTTTGGTGTTTCCATGTCCAAAGGCAAACGTTCGAAGGGCAAAACAGGCCGGAAAAAGCCGGGGGCTCTGGGGGCAGGTGCGCAGCCGGCGATTATGACGGCCGCCGAATCTGCGAGTAGGACACCTGAACCTGGGGCCTCTGGCTCACGCCGCGACGAGTCGGGCCTGACCGCGCGGGAGATGAACGTTCTGATCGGCAAGGCGATCCGCCACGACTTCCCTCTAGACGCCGCCGGCTTCGCCCAGGCCGTGGAGACGACCAAGCGGAACATGGGCCACGATGACGGCCGCACGAGCAACGGCGCCGTCAAGAACTGGATTGAGATGGTACGGAGGCAGGACTCCCTCTCGACCCACGACGAGCAGGCCGAGCTGTGTAAGCAACTGACCGAGGCGATGAATGAGCTTCGCAGCGTTAATCCAGCAGGCTCAGGGGCAGCTGGCGGCCTTCCGGCTGCTCCGGGCGACCAGCCGGCCGATCCCGGCGCCGCCGCTGCGTGAGTGGGCCTATCGCTACGTGCCTGGCTACTTCCCGGTCGCTCCCTCCAAATTTCACGCCTGGCTGGTGCCGCGGCTGAGCGACTTCCACCGAACCCGCGGGCAGAGGTTGAACGTGCTGGCGCCCCGCGGGGCGGCAAAGTCCACCTGGTCCACGTTCGCCTACCCGCTCTACCTCGCGATCCACGGCATCGAGCCCTACATCATTCTCACCTCGGACACGGGCGACCAGGCCCACAAATACCTGGACGCGATCCGGGCCGAGCTGGAAACAAACGAGTTGCTCCGCACGGACTATGCCCATCTCAGCGGCCGGGGCGCCATCTGGCGAGAGGATCGGATTCGCCTGGCCAACGGCGTCATGATAGAGGCTATCGGCACCGGCACGAAATTACGCGGACGGAAGAACAGATCGCACCGGCCGAGCCTGATCATCGTGGACGATCCCCAGAACACCGGGCACATCCTGAGCGCCCTGCAGCGGGAGCGATCCTGGGAATGGCTGGTCAAGGACGTATCGAACGCGGGAAGCCCGATCACGAACATCATCGCTCTGGGAACGGCTTTACATCGAGACTGCATCGTCTGCCGGCTTCACTCACCGAAGGACGGGGCCGGCTGGACCTCGCACCTGTTCACGTCCGTCATCTCGTGGCCGAAGCGCATGGACCTGTGGCGGGAGTGGGAGCAATTCCTGCTGGACCACGACGACGATGACCGGCAGGCCAACGCGAAAGCCTTCTACCTCGCGAACCAGAAGGCCATGGACGCCGGCGCCGAAGTGGTGTGGCCCGAGCGGGATTCGCTCTATGCCCTGATGCTGCTTCGCGTGTCGATCGGCGTCACGGCCTTCGCCTCGGAGCGGCAGAACGACCCGACGAATCCCGAGGCCTGCGAGTGGCCCCCGGAATACTTCGACCATGCCGCCTTCTGGTTCGACGCCTGGCCGGACAACCTCGTCATGAAGGCGATCGCCCTGGACCCGTCGAAGGGCAAGGACGCCAAGCACGGGGATTACTCCGCCTTCGTCTACGGCGGCACCGACAAGAACGGTGTCCTCTGGCTCGACGCCGACCTGCAGCGGCGGGACACGTCGAAGATCGTCAGCGATGGCCTCGCCCTCTGCGACCGCTTCCATCCGCACGCCTGGGGCTCGGAAGTGGATCAATTCCAGGAGCTGCTCTGTATCGAGATCGCCCGCGAGATGAAGAAGCGGCCGCGCCCCGTGGCGGTCTATGGCATCCCGACGGGCAACGTGGCGAAAATGATGCGGGTGCGCCGCCTGGGGCCCTACCTGAGCCAGCGAAAGCTGCGGGTGAAGTCGCGATCGCCGGGGGCGGCCTTGCTCGTGCAGCAGCTTCGGGACTTCCCGAACGGGGATCATGACGACGGGCCGGATGCGCTGGAGATGCTCGAGCGGCTGCTGCGGCACCTGCTGACGAAGGGCGAGAACGAGGCCGGGGGCGGAGCGCCCCGGCTGATCACATGAGGGGGAAGCTATGCAGGGCAAGCTGCTCGTTTGCGTCGCCAACTTGAAGAGGATGCCCGAATTCCGAAAGGCCGTGAAGCAATCCGGCAGCCGGTGTCGTTCGGCGATTCGCGTCAATTGGGATCACGACGGGAGCCGAAGCCTCATTCTGAAACTGGATGGCCCCCTTCTCCCCAAGGTGACCGAGGCATGCGTCATCCCGACGCTTTCGCTGGACGATTTCATTCAATTGCTCAAGGCTCGCTAGGCCAAGGAAGGCCCCATGACAACCCTGAACGGACGCCCGAAAAAGCCCGTCGAGATCAAGGCCACCATCTCCGAAGCGAAGGAGCAGGCAAAGCTGCTGCGCGTCCAGGCTGCCGCGGCGAAGGCCGGCTACGAACGCGATCTCTATGAGGGCCTCTGGGGTTGGTGGGACGACTTCGGCGGCTCGGATCTCTGGGACCGGCTACGCCCCTCGAGCCAGGACGAAGACGGCGAGCGCTGGGTTCCGGCGAACATCCCCAGCGACCGCCGGCACGGCTACAACTGGCCCATCTGGCGCACGCAGGTCGAGCTAGACGAGCGCCGGCAGCAAAGCCGCATCCTTTGCCAGACGAACAGCTTCGCGATCGGCCTGCTCAAGAACATGACGAATAACGTCATCGGCAAGGGATTCAGTTACAAGACGAAAGCGAAGGGTGACGATCCGACGCCCGAGGCGGAAGCCACTGCGAAAAAAACGCAGACGTTCGTTGACTACTTCCTCCGCTCTAACCGCTTCAACGCGAACCAGATCGACCCGCGGAGCAACATGCTCGTCGCCATGACGCGCGAGCGGGAAATCTTCCGGCGGGAGAACGGCGGGGACGGCGAGTGCTTCGTCCGGCTGTTCCACCAGGAGAACGGCTGCACGTACATCCGCTTCATCGAACCGGAGCAGATCAGGGAAGGGCACGGCGGCACGGCGCAGGAAGGTTGGTCCGTCGGCATTCGCCATTCGATGCAGCCCGTCGAGGACGTGGAGACGCCCGAGGAATACGCCGCCTTCTGGCCGGACCCGTCCGCGAAGGGTGGCGGGGGCGGCAAGCCCGAGGATAAGGGCAGCTGGGAGATGATCCCCGCGAAGGAGATCGTCCACCTGAAGGGCCTCGACACGGCAAGCACGGTCAAGCGCGGCATTAGCCCTTTCCAATTCGACACGCTCAAGGCCCTCGAGCGGGCCGCCAAGCTGCAGAAACACGCCAGCATGGGGGCGGCCGTCCGCGCGGCGACGGCGGAAATCTGGCAATCGACCACAGCCACGCAGGCCCAGGCCCAGGACCTGAGCGACGCCGTGAAGGTCTTCACGCGCACCAACGGAACCACGGGCCACACGGAGAACGTGGAGCGGATCCGGCCGGGCACAGTGCGCCGCGTGGGTGGTGGGCAGGAGCTGGCCTCGCCGCCGGCTGATCAGACGCAGAGCTATCTGTCCGGCGTGAGCGGGGATCTCCGCCAGGCGAACGCGGCTTTCTGCGCTCCGGAATTTTGGACCGGCGACGCGAGCAATGGGAATTATTCCAGCCTGGAATCGGCAGCTGCCCCGGCCGTGCGCGCCGGGCAGACGGACCAGGAATACTACAAGATTGCGTTCGGGCTGATCGTGTGGAAGGCGATCCTCTGGGCCGTGGAGTGCGGGCTTCTCCCGAAGGACACGCTGGACGTCGTGGACCTGGACGTCGAGGCCCCGGCCGTGCTGCATCGCAACGAGCTGGAGAAGGCCCAGGAAGATCAGCTGGGTGTCATGAACGGGTGGAAGGACCGGCAGACGTGCGCGAGCGAGCGCGGGCTGGATTGGGATACGGTGCAGGCGAATAACCAGGAGTATCAGGACGAGCAGGGGGGTGGGGCGGGGGGTGGCGCGTCGCCGTTCGGACTTCCGCCCGAGGGACAGCCGGGCTCAGGCGGCGGCCTGAGTGGCCCCGTTTCCGAATCCCTGCTGGAGTCGATGGACGCCGTTTGCCTGGAAGCGGGGTTCACGGGGGTCATCACGGATAAGCGCGGGCGGAAGATTCACTACCTGAACGGCAAGCGCGTTGCGGCTCAATCCTTCGACCCGACCAAGGAAGAATTCGGGCCTCGGACGCGGCAGCAGAATCAGCGGCACCAGAAGCGGCAGGGGTCCGTCTACAACCGGAAGACGAAGCAATGGGAACAGCCGGCGAAGGCCATTGAACCGGGGGGCAAAAACCTAGCCGACGAAGTTCACGCTGCGGGCAAAGAGATTCCGAACGCCTTCAACGGCCGGCCTCACGCGGAGGCGCCGGAGTGGATGCCTCACAAGGTTCACATCCTTGACGTTTACGACAAGCTGAAAGCCGATGGAAAGCTTGGCGGAAAGACCCTCGATCAATTCAAGGCGGATCTTCTGGCGGCGCATCAGCGCGGGGATATTCGCCTAGCGAGAACCGATCTCCCCCAGGCTACGGGCGACCCCAAGAAAGTCCAGGACAGCTCTATTAAGCATCTCACGTCGGAATTCAACAACGTAGAAATTCCGCCGGCGAATTCCAGCGAACCGGCGACTCCGCCGAGCAACATAGACCAAGCTACTTCAGCATTCCGCGGACACCTTGACGCCGCGAGCAAGAAAAACCTGGACCCCGCGGCTCTCGATGCTGCAATTAAGGGTGCGGCGAAAACGCTCTCGGTCAAAGATTCCGCAAAAGTCGCGAACGATTTAGGCATTCCTGGCCGCTTCAAATCGAAAAAGGATGCCCTGGATCACATTTCGAGAAGAATTCACGGGATGCAAAATACCGTTGAGCGCGTCGATGTTTCTTCGGCCACTAAGCCGGCTTCAAAACCGAAGGCTAAGCGCCCAGCCAATCCGTCTTTACCAGAACGGAAAGCGATACCGATTCAGCTTCCAGTGGAAAATAAGCCATACCCGAGCATCAACAGCAACGATCGCCACAACGCCATGAACTCCAGCGAGCACACGCATAAGCTGGATCCAAAAAACCTCATCGCCACCCAAAGGAACGTCCTGAGCGATGCGCTAGACCGCATCAAGGGTCCGCTGCGTGAGGATAAGCCGATTCTTGTCATTAGGCATAACGGAAAGGACTACATCGAAGAGGGGCACCATCGCGCGGTAAAGGCCATGCAGACCGGGCAGAAGGTGCCCGCGCGAGTCATGACCGTTTCGGCTGACGGAAAACTACACCCGATCAAGGAATGACCCTCACCCGCCAACTCGCCACCCACGGCCACGCCCGCCAGCTCGCCGCCAGCGCCGCGGCCGACCGGATCGGCAACGCCACCGATAGGGCCTTGGGCGCCGTCTGGCGCGGCCTGATGTCCATCCTGCGCACGCACACCCAGGGCGCAACCGCGTTCATGGAGGCCCGGCATCTCCTGCGTGGCACGCTCCCCGCGCTCGACGCCGTCCTTGCGGATGGCCTGGCCGGACTCGCCACGGAAGCCCACGAGCATTCCGCGAAGGCCCTGGCCCGCACGCTGCCGGCGAACTACCTGGCTGCGGCGCTGGCCCAGAAGGGCAACGTCCACCGCGTCCGCGAAAGCCGGGATGTGATGGAGGCCGGTTTGCTGCAGTTCGCCCTGGACGCCGCCGGCCTGCGGATCGACATGCCCATGGACGCCATCCCCACCGACGAGACGGCAGCCCGCAACCTGATTCAGTCGCTCCTCTTCCCGCCCCCTGACCGGCTCAGCGTCTACCGGATCGTGCGCGGGCTGCAGATCAACGGGCAGACCTGGGAGCAGCGGCTACGGGGCACGGTAAGCGCCAGGTTCAGCCCGAACATCCTCGCCGGGATCATCAGCCTCGGTTATTCGCAGGGGAAGGATGTGAAAGCGATCGCGCAGGACCTGCGCCCGGCGATGGAAGGGATTCGCACCTCGGCGAAGCGGCTAGCGCGGACCTACGGGATGGCAATCGCCCACCACACCCAGCAGCAGACGGCGGACCAGCTCGGGGACCTGGTGATTGGGTGGACGATTCACAGTGTGCACGGGAACCCGAATTCGCGGCCGTGGCATGTCGCGCGGGACGGGACGGAGTATTTCAAGGAGCCGGAGCCGTGGCAGAAGGGGCTGGCCCAGCTACCTCATCCACCGCTCGAGGCTGCGGATCCGGCGGAGCGTCCGAAGGGGGCGCCTCACATTGCCTGGAATTGCCTTTGTTATGCGACGCCGATTCTGAGGCCGCTGGGTTGAGGATGCTTCGGGCGGCACGGGCATTCGCTTGGTTGAGGCAATTCCCGCATGGCCCGGCATCTGGATAGAACCAGCAGCCGCATGATGGGCAGCCTTCTCGGCCCGGCTCGCGAGGTGGCGTGAAGAATCGTTTAAGGGCGCGGAGTCCATCACGGACGTTTCCGGGCGGGATATCGCCCCGTGACGCCAGGTATTCCCGCCACAGATCCCCCGCGACCATCTCCAACTCCTGCAGCTTTTCGAACTCCGCAACCATGCGCAGCAGATCCTGGCCCAGCAGTCGCACCGTCGCGGCGCCGGTCTGATGCTCTTCCTCGAGGCGGTCGGACAGGACCTGCAGATAGGCCTGCGCGTCGTCCAGGAGTTTTTGCAGCGTGTGGGTCACTGGTTGCGACATTCGCCCTCCACAATCTGCGGCTCATCGGCGACTCGCGCCTTGTCGAAAGCCTCGCCGGGGTAGGTCTCGGCGAGGAAGTCTTGCTTGGTCACAATGACGGCTTTGTTCTGGACGGGCGCGTCTTCCATCATCGACTTTATTACATCAGCCGTTTTCTGCGATAGGTCGGACACCGGAGGAACCTTCATCCAGGGCTGCGCCGGCCTCAGCATCGCCACCACGCGCCGGGCAATGTCGTCCTTGTCTTCGTCCGAGAGGATGAGGAGGCCCTGTCGGTCCATTTGCATCGGGGGAGGCTCAGCCGGAATCGGCCCATTGGCGTTCTCGTGCCATCGCCACCAGCTTCCATCCTTGGCTTGCCATACCATCGGAATTTGCCCCCGGATTCCCCGCGCATCCATCCTTGCATCCGTATGACGCGCGCCGCCATTAAACCACGATCCGCCCGGCCGTCCCAGGGAAGGGCCACCGCAGGGGCAAGACGCCCCGCCGGGCGGGTTCTCCGCGCCGAACTCCGCGAGGAGCGAGTCAGCGGGTTTACGGGCGATGCCGCCAGCCGCGTCGATCGCACCCAGCCCGGCCTCATTATCATCCGTGGGGTGAAGGTCGTTGGCAAGCGATCCCCCAATCGCCACGGCATCCAGGGGGCCGAGAACGGGACGGAATACCTCGATTCGGCCCTGCAGGAATCCCTGCCGCTCTATGAAAACCTGCTCGTCAACATCGACCATCCGCCGCGGCTGAATCCGAATCAGGACCGCGGCAGCCGCGAACGGCTTGGCAAACTCGTCAAGGCCCGCGTGGTTGAGGGCGAGACCTACGCTGATCTGGTCATGCTCGAATCCGTCGAGATGGCCAACGTCATCGCCAATGCGGCGGAAGCCATGCCCGAGGCCTTCGCCCTGTCCCACAACGCCCGGGGCGTGGGCGAGGTGGTCAACGGCGTCTATGTGATCCGCGAGATTCCCGAGGTTCGCTCGGTGGACGTCGTGAGCTACGGCGGCACGAATACCAGCCTCTTCGAAGGCAAGGAAACGAAGATGAAGACCAAAACCCTCCGCAAGCTCCTTCGCGAATCGGCCATGGACGGGGAGTGCAAGAAGAAGCTCCTCGAGATGGGCGACGAATACGCCCCGGACATGATGGACGCCGACGAGCCGGCCGCCGAAGGGGTGGGCGATCACAAGGACGATCTGGTTGAGGCGATCAAGAAGCTGGTCGCCAGCGAGGCGCCCGAGGATCACGCCCTGGCCGAAAAGATCATGAAGCTGATGAAGCCCGACACGGGCGAGCAAGCCGCCCCCGTCGAAGAGGACGACGATGACGGCGTGAAGGGCGATAGCGCCGTGAAGGAATCTCGGGAGCTGAAGGCGGAAGTCAAGTCGCTCAAGGATGACCTCGCCGTCCGCGATCTGTGCGAGTCGATGCAGTTCAGCCCGAGCGCCACCACGCGGAAGGCACTGCTCGCGCTTGGCAATGAGAAGGACCGCAAGGCCATGATTGGCGAGCTTCGCGGCAACCGCTCGGCGCCCCGGAGCGGCTCGCCTGGCCGGCCCGTGCAGGAGTCGCGCAACGATGCTCTGCCGAAGGAAGCCAAGGACCGCCGGGCCGCGTTGCTTCGCTGATCTGCGGGCTTGCCTGAATGAGATTCACACGGCCGGCGGAGCCGGTCTGGACACGGAAAGGGATTTCCGATGGGTATGAACAAGGCCGACCTGCATGACTCCTTCAAGCTCCGCCGGACCTATGGCCGGTTCGATGACTTCGACTTTTACGTCGATGCCCAGTTCTGGACGAAGACGCTGAACGGCTCCGCCACCGTGGCCGTCAACAGCGGCGACGCTGGCATTCTCACCATGTCCGCGATCGATTCGAGCACCAACCGCGAATTGTACGTGGGCTCGACCGTGGCCTTGTTCCTGGTCCAGGCCAACAAGGCGATGATCTTCGAAGCGGATGTGCAGTTCACCCAGGCCAACGTGAACAACATCGGTGTCATGTTCGGCATCTCGGACGCCGTTTCCAACGGCATGATTGCCGACACGACCCTCGACGCGAAATCCTCCTTCTCGGGCGCGGTGATCTACACGAAGCAGGGCTCCACGCTCTGGCAGACGTGCAGCTCGAACGTCACCACGCAGTACAAGAACACCAGCACGAAGACGGCCGGCAACGGCTCGACCTACCAGCGATTGCGCATCGAGATCGAGCCCGTCTCTTCGACGCTGGCCGAAGTCACCTACTGGGTCGATGGCGTGCAGCTACAGATCAGCGGCGGCCGGCCCGGCACCTCCTTCATCAAGGACCAGCTCGTCTACACGGGCATGGGGCGAAGCAAGGTCTTCTTCGGCCTCAAGAACGGCTCGTCTTCGGCAGAAGTGCTCAACATCGATTACGAAGCCCACGAAATGCTGGCGCGACTCTTCACGTAATCCCCCTGGCTTGAACGGATTCGGACCCGGGGCTTTCCTGAAAACGCAAGGACGCGACCCATGTTCAAGATGATCAACGTCAAGGAACTCAAGCGGCAGTACGAGCTTGAGCCCCAGCAGTGCATGGCCGACCTTTGCGAAGGCCTCGAGTCGAAAGAGCTGCGCCCCGAAAACTTCTCGATGCGCGACCTGTTCGAAGCCCTCATCCCGAACGGCCGCGAGCTTCTGTACGAAATCCAGTTCCGCCGCGGCCGTGGCAACCGGGCTGCGATCCTGGAAGCCGCCCAGGCCGTCTCCACGGGCGACTTCAGCAACATCACGGGCCAGATCGTCTACAACAAGATCCGCGAAGCCTACGAAGACCCGTCGCTGTTGTGGCCCGAACTCTGCACGACGCAGACGACGGAGTTCCTGAACGGCGAGCGCATCCCGGGCGTCGGCCAGATCGGCGACAAGGCCGAAGTCGTCGAGGAAGGTGCCCGCTACCCCTACGTTGGTCTGAACGAAGAGTGGACCGACACCGCGGCGACCATCAAGCATGGCTTCATTGTTCCCGTCACGCGCGAAATCATCGTCGCCGACCGCACGAGCCTGGTTCTCAGTTATGCGTCCAAGGGCACCCGCTGGGCTTCCGTTCTCAAGGAAAAGGAAGTCCTGGATTACGCGACCGGCCAGAAGAACAACTACAACCGCAACGGCGTGAGCCTGAACACCTACCTCACGTCGGGCGCGTACATCAACAGCCAGACCGGCAATGCCCTCGACGGCCAGGCCAACGAATGGCGGGCCCTCGAGAAGGCCGATCTGCTTTTCGACGCGATGACCGATCCGAACACGGGCGAGCCCATCGGCATCCCGGCGAATCCGACCATCCTGGTTCCGTCCGCCCTGGTCCGCACGGCGAATCGCATCGTCGGCGCGACCGAAGTTCAGACCGTGGACATGCGAGCCCAGACGACCACGATCCGCACCACGGGCAAGAATCCCTACAGCGACCGCCAGCCGAAGGTGCTGAGCAACCAGTACGTGAAGGCCCGCACGGGCTCGACGTCGCAGTGGTTCTACGGCGATTTCAAGGCCGCGATTCTGTGGATGAGCGTTTGGGACATCGAAGCGACCCAGGCCGCCAGCAACAGCGAGGCCGAATTCGAGCAGGACATCTGGGCGCGTCACAAGGTCAGCTACCGCGGCGTGGGGCAGATGTACGAGCCCCGCAAGCTGACCAAGAACGACACCTGAGATCGGGGCGCCCCACTGTAACGCCCAATGGTACACGAGGGTTTCCAGGCCATGGCCAACGAAGAGCAGCCCAAGACGGTCACCATCTCCGAACGCGAGTGGAAGCGCATCCAGGCGCGACTCGACGAAGCGGAGAGCCGCAGTCGCGTGGCCCTCGAGGCCGTGACCAACAGCCGCGCGAAGATCCTCGACCCCGAATACGAGGCCTGGAAGGCGAAGACGGGCCGCCCCGCTTCGGTCATCACCCAGGAAATCGCCGACGCAAAGTATGGGACCAAGGGCGAGCGCTTCACCTGCAAGCTCGACAGCACGAAGGAAGACGGCAAGCCCGGCCCGAACGTGAGCGAGCATTTCGCCCTGACCCTCTCGGCGAACTCGGATCTCGAGGCCCAGGCCCGCTACCTCGAAATCATGGGCATCAAAAAGCACGACTATAAGGTCGTGGTGGAACCCGCGGCCGCGCAGGCAGCCTAAAACGAATCACTCGCAAAGGCCGAGGATCGGCCTTCTTTGAGAAGGAAAAAGGAGTTTCCGCATGGCCGACCCCATTCAGCCCCAGGTAACCACGGTCGCCTTCAAGAGCGTTGGCTCGGGTGGCAATTCCGTCTTCCAGGAAATGACCAACCTGGGCGCCCAGCGCTACTGCCAGCTCGAGGCCCCGGGCTACGAGATGGCCCGCAGCGGCCGGAGCTTCTGTGGCGGCATCCAGGCCGTCACGAACGGCACGATTCCGCTCGTGGATCTGCCGACCACGACGGCGAAGCACATCCTGTACAACGCCGCGAACCCGGCGAACAACCCGCCGCGCCATCTGGTGATCAAGCGGCTCTCGTTCAGCTATGCCTCGGGCACGCTGGGCGCGTTCGGCTCGTCCGTCTTCGCGGGCGTTTCGCCCTCCGCCGTCACCGGCAACTGTATCCTGACCGCCAACGGCACCGGCTTCTCGATCGGTGCTACCCGTGGCACGGGCGCCTCGGTTGCCTTCATGGATACCGCGAAAACCGGCTTCCCCTCGGGTGCGGCCCTCGCCCTGTTCGGTGGCATCGCTCACGGGGCGGAAACCACGATGAGCATCGGCTACACGGTGGACATCTCGAATTCGCCGCTCATCGTGCCGCCGGGCTTCGGGCTCAACTTCGGCGTGCTGGCCGATACCGGCACCACGGCCAAGTACCTGATGAGCGTCTTCTGGGATGAGGTCGAGGCCGTTCTCCCGTAGTCCACGGACGGACTACATGAACACACGGAGCCAATGACGGGCCGCCGATAAAGGAGTTTCGCAATGGCCGATCCCATCCAGGGACAAGTAACGACGATCAGTTTCAAATCGACCGGCTCGGGTCAGGGCCTTGTCGAAGAAATGTCCAACCTCGGCAATGCCCGCCTGGCCCAGCTCGAGCCGGTTGGCTTCGAAATGGCCCGCTCGGGCCGTTCCTTCCAGGGTGGCACGAGCGCCGTCGCCGGGGCCGTGGCCGCGATCATCGACCTGCCGACCACCACGGGCCCCGTCGTCTTATTCAACTCGACGCCTTCGAGCGGAACCAAGGTGCTTGTCGTCCGTCGCCTCTCCTTCAGCTACGGCTCGGGCACGCTGGGCGCTACCGGCTCGACTCTGTTCGCCGGTGTGACCGGCGGCAAACTCGCCACGCCGTTGACAGCGAATGGCGCCAACTTTGCCACGCAGGCGAGCCGTAGCGCCGCAACCCCCGTCGGGTTCATTGCGGCGGCTCAGACCGTGGTGCAGGGCATCTGGACGTGTCTGGGTGGCATCGGCCACGGTGCCGCAACGACCACGAGCGTCGGCTATAGCGTGGATCTCGCCTCCCATCCGTTCATCGTGCCCTCTCAGTTCGCCCTGGTGATCGGCGTGCTGGGCGTCGCGACGGGCAACTACATGCTCTCCGTGAACTGGGACGAAGTGGAAGCGATTCTCCCGTAATTGGCAGACTTTGGCAGATGGTGGCAGGGGGAAGCCCGTGACGGAAGCCGAACGCATCACGCAGGAAGTCGCCGATCGCCGGTTCAACGCCGGCCAGGTCGCGATGCCGCGTTATCGCGTGGAGCTTCCCGGCATCCCGGCCGCCGAGCTGCTCGCCGACAGCCCCCAGCAGGCGATCGACCGCTACAACGATCTCTGTGGCATTACGGGCGTCTTTCAGGTTCAGCATCATGTGACGCTGATCGAGGACTATCCGCCCGTGCTGCCGGATGAGCTATGAGCCAGCAATCGCAGAACGTCGATCGGGCCATCACGAATTACACCCTGATTCTGGTGATGGTCACGGAGATGGTGGCCGCGGCCGGGCCGGCGGGCAGCCCGACGCAGGCTGATGTTCAACGGGTGGTGAACCAGGCCCAATTGCTCGGCGTGGTGACGCCCCAGCCCGACAGCTCGGTTGATGGCAAAAGTTACTCCTGGAGCGCCTACCAGGAGATGATCGGCCGGCATCTTGAGCAACTGATGAAGGTCCGCGCGATGCTCGCCGGGCCCTACGATGTGCGGAGCCAGGCGATATGAAAGTGATGCTCGGGGTTCCGGGTCTGGTCGTTCCGATGGAGCTTTGGGACTTCATCGAGCACGCATCCCTGAACCACGACGTCAAAGTATTCGGCTCCTGCAGGCCGGTCGGCAACTTCAACAAGACATGGTGCGAGGGGAACAATGCTTTCGAGCGCGGCGAGCGGGAACTGTTCGCCATGCTGCATACGGACACGTTCCCCAATTGCTACGGCTGGCTCGATCCGCTGATTGAGGATGTGGTTCAGTACAATCTCGCCCTGCTCAGTGTGCCGATCGCGATCAAGGATCCGCGGGGCAAGATGAGCTGTGGGCTCGGCGACGAGAACGACCCGTGGACGCCGTTCCGGCTTCTGACGGCGACCGAGTTGATGCAGCAGCCCCCCGTCTTCGACGCGGCGACGCTGGGCTACCCGGGGCGAATGCTCCTGCACAATAACGGCTGTTGGATCGCGGATCTGCGATTCCCGCAGTGGCGGCAAACGGACAGCGAGGGCGGCCAGATAGCCCATTTCGAATTCAGGGAAAAGAACTACCGCAACGCGGCCGGCGAGTGGGACACGATTGACGAGAGCGAGGATTGGTTCTTTTCCCGCAAGGTCCACGAACTGGGCCTGCCCAGTGCCATTAGCCGCCGGGTGACGATCCACCACGAAGGGAAATGGCGCTTCTCGAATAACAAGGCCTGGGGCAGCTACAAGCAGGACGAGGACCTTCGGTACAAATGGGATCGATCACAAACCCCGGACGAAGGATCGGCCGGAATGAACCCTGCCCATGCGGCAGCAGCAGGAAGCTGAAGCACTGTCATCCAGGAGCGTTCATGCAGGAGCAACAGCAGCAGCCGAACGGGATCGAACTGCCCAGCAAGAGCGTCAGCATCCGACTCGTCAAGGGACAGTCGGAACTGCTGCAGCGGAATGACGTCACCTTTCACGATTGGGCGATCCTCGCCGCGAAAGCCGATGTCATGATGCGCGAGACGTGCCCGGACGCGGAGCCGGACTGGACCGACAAGGAAGTAACCTTCCAACTGCACGCGGACGGCGTGGTCACGCGGGAAGGTGGCGAACTGATCACGCTGAACGAGTGGCACGCGATGCTGTGGATTTCGAACGCGGCCATGCAGCGAAACCTGTACATGATGGAAGCCCGCGCCGAGCAGCAACAGATCCAGATGGCCCGGATGACCAAGAATCTGATCGCCGGCCACCGATAACGAACCCAACGCCCCGGCAGGACGCCGCGGCCTGAACCGAGGAAAGGATTCCGCACATGGGACGCAAGTATACGGGCATCGCCGCCACCGTGGCCACGGGCACGAACAAGACCACGGGCAGCGTGCAGTCCGCCAGCACGATCCGGCCCAAGGTCTACGAAATCCTCGTCGGCTCGGAAGCGACGCCGGCCGACCAGGCCGCACAAATGACCGTGCTGCGGTTCACGGCCGTTGGCACGCCCGGCGGCACGTTCACGCCGATTGCGCTGGACCCGGGCGACCCGGCCTCGCTTGCGGTGTTCAATCAGGGCGTGTTCAGCGTCGAGCCGACCTACACGGCGAGCAGTAACCTCTTGCTGTTCACCTGGAACCAGCGCGCGACCTTCCGCTGGATCGTGAATCCGGGCTATGAGATCGTCTGCCCGGCGACCGCCAGCAACGGCATCGGCGTTCGCTCGCTTCTGTCCACGAGCACGCAGGCGGCCGATACCTCGATTTCCTGGGAGGAGTAAAGCGTTTCCCGGCTATAATCGGCCGGAGGAAACGTTTCTTCTTTGGCAATGGAGGTCTGAATCATGGCGAAGTGCGATCGATGCGAGGCCGATCTGGACGCGATCGTTGACCCGGCCGTAAAGGGCCACGGTTACGAATCCCAGACGGCGAAGACGGTCAAGCATCCGGCCGAGCCTCAGCGTTCCGCCGAAGAGAGAGATACGCTCTGCGCGGACTGCTACCGCAAGGATTTCGCCGTCGCGCATCCGGGCGTGGCCTGCCCGGTCTAAATCAGTGCCGAGCGGGGTGGCGCGGGCCGAGCAGGGCCCGCGCCTTTTTTATGGGGGATGCCATGGCAGGCGATAAGCAGCACACCGCGACCCGCGCCGCCGGTTATGCCATCGTGACCGGACCCGACGGCACCAGGGAAGCCGACACGCTGCAGTGCGGGCATTGCGGCGGCCATTGGGTCGTGTCTCCCGGTAGCGGCCGGCTGCGAGGCGTCTGCAGGATCTGCCACAAGGTCACCTGCGGTCCGAACTGCATCGCCGGCACGGCCTGTATTCCCCAAGAATTGCTCTGCGAAAACATCGAAAAGGGCCGCCCGCTCGACTTCCGCCCCATTGTCTCCCGGGCCTCCTGAAAGCGGGGTAACCGATGCCCCTGCAAGGGACCGCCTACTACGACTTCTTCGGCAACGCCGCGCCCCCGCCGATTCCCCGGCTGGCTGACCGCGGCGGCGCTACGCCCGTACATCTCCTGCAGATCAACCTTCCTTTCGTTACGGCTGGCTCGGGCATGGCCTGGGCCGTGCCGACGAATGAGGCGCCGCGACCGATCAAGGCTCGGCTGCTCAATCCGGACATCGGCGGGAACTGGGTGCCGGGTGGCGTAACGGGCCTGCCATTTGAGGGATTCGCGGCCTGGGCTCGGCAGACGAATGATCCATTGCGGCCGCTGGCGAAGGTCCTGCCCAGCGGGGCCTCGCACCTGATCGCGCCGCCCGTGTTCGTGCAGGGGGATCCGTTCCCAGGTGGTCCGCAGACGATCACGAACATAGGCCCGACCATCGCGGGCACGGGTTCGAACGACACCAGCATCGGCGACCTTCCCTGGTCGAACCCGTCGCGCATCACGGCGGACGATGGGAGCTCGGCAACAATCAACATCAGCAGCAACGTCGTAAGCAACTGGCTCATCGGGAATAACTTTGGCTTTGCGATACCGGCAACCGCGACGATCCGCGGCATTCTGGTCGAATGGAAGAGGTTCAACAGTAACCCGGTCGGCAATGACACACTCGCCGACTTCGCCGTGCGCGTCATCAAGGGCGGCGTCATCGGCAGCGAGGACAGGTCGGCGGCCAGCAACTGGCAGCAAGTCGCCCTCGCCTACCAGAGCTACGGCGGCCTCTCGGATCTGTGGGGGCTGGGCTGGAATGCGAGCGACATTAATTCCGCCACGTTCGGCGTTGCCCTCGCGGTCATCGGGACGCAGTTCGGAGGATCGGCTGCGGTCGATGCCGTGCGCGTGACGATTTCCTACCTCACGGGCGGCTTGCCGATGGGCGCCCAGTACATGGTTTCGTCCGAGATGGCCCCGCGCCGCTTCGTGCCGACGATCGCCGGCGGTTCCACCTACAACCTCGCCGAGCCGTCGCTCTACACGCCGACGCCGGGGATCTCCTGGTATCGCCAGCAGCCCGAAGCGATCCCGGTGAAGCGGCTGCCGCCGGGCACGGGCGGAATGTCGTTTACGATCTTCCCCGACCTGGTTCAAGCCGGTTTCCCGCGCTGGTCGATCCAGCTGCCGGATCCGCTGCCGCTGCCGCGCCGGGCCTATCCACCGCAGAATCCGAGCGAGGCGCCGCCCCAGGCAATCGCCTCGATCACGGTCGATAAATGGTTCGTCCGGATCAACGATCCGCTGCGTCCGCTGGCGAAGTACGCCCAGACGCAGACGGTTCTCCCGCTAGCCCCCTTCCAGATCGACCAGGCGATAGGCTGGCTGACGCCCTCGCCGGCGCCGCTGCCCGTGCGCCGCTTCGTGCCGCTGGATGCCACGGTTGCGCCGCTCATCACGGATTCGCAGCGCTTCACGATGACCTGGCTCGTGCAGGCGAACGTCCCGAATCCGCCGATCCAGCGGCTTGCGCAGTCGCTGACCGTCCGACCGCTGGAGCCGACCCAACTCCCGGCCCAGTCCTTCGGCTGGCTCCGGCAGCCCTCGGAGCCGTTGCCGATTCGACCGCGGATGATCGATGCGAGCCAGAATACCGGCTGGCTGGGCGCCAGCTTTATCGTCGTGGCGCCCCCGTCGGCGATTGGTGGGCCCTACTTCGTGATTGCCGGCGGCGTCTTTGTGGCGGGCATGATCACGGTGGGGATTGAGACGGCATAAAGCCATGATGGCACCGAAGCAGATCAACCTGAACGAGCTATTCCATCGGGTTGTGCGTGATCGATGGACGCGCTCGCCCGATTGGGTTCGCCAGAAAAGCCGTGTGGAAGTGGTGGAGCGAATCGAAACCTGCCTGACGCTCGAGCAAAAGGCCGAAGTAGAGATCCGCGTCGAAGCTCATCGCATCCGGGTTGAAGCCGAAGAAGCGGCGATCGCCGAACGCCAGAAACGAGCCAGGGAGAAGCCGCGGTGATCTACCTCGCAACTTCGCAATCGATCCCCGGCAAGAGCGGCGCTCTGCTCATGACGCGCGTCCTGGGCGCGAACGCCGTGCCGATGGTTCAGGCCGACATTTCCACCATCACCTATACCGTTACCGATCTGACGACCGGGCTCGCCGTCGTCTCGGCGGTGTCCGTCACGATCAGCAGCACGATCTTTAACCTGCTGCAGAACGATCTCCCCTGGCAGCTGGCCACGGGCGAGACGACGACGAATCTCGGGGCCGATGGTCTGGTCGGCTACAACTTCAAATTCGTTTTGCCGGCGACCGCCCTGGTGCCCAGCGGCGACCGCTTCCAGGTGGATTTCCTTTTCACGCCGGCCAGCGGTCAGCCGTTCGTGGTTTCGTTCATGCTGCCGACGATCAAGGAATACGTCTGGTGAGCCCATGCAGCTCGACTTGAGCCGGAATTATCGAGTCTGGTCAAACGTCGAATCCGTGACGGTGGAATCCGTGCGCAACGGCAAGGGCGCGAAATGCAACATCGACCGCGCCATGCGGATCGAGTTGAACGCCCGCGAGAAGGCCACCTCGGGCGGCGTCTACGTCGGCGCCGAATTGAACTGGCTACTACCCGTTCCGGAGATGCCGCTCAACTTCATCCCGAAGCCGGCGGACGTGCTGACCGATCACCAGCTCGACAACCTGCCGTGGGTCATCCAGGAGGTTTGGGGTCAGTGCCGCGACGCGACCGGCTACCAGGTGTGGAAGGTCCGCGGGCTCGCCCTGTCGATCGCCCACCAACTGCAAGACCTGATCGACGTGCAGCGCGCGGACATCGCGAACGACGCGGCCGGAGTGCCCGTGAAGACGTTCCCGGGCAGTGGGGGCGGATCGACGCCCTACGCCCAGGTGCCTGCCCGCGTGGAAGAGATGAGCCGCGAGGAGACGGAAGAACGCGGGCTGATCGGCTTCAAGACGGCGTACACGATCTACGTTGCGAAGCCGGTGGCGACGCTGACGCTTGAAGATCGGGTAAAGTGGGTCAACGGTGGGGTGACGTATTATCTGACGATCAAGGCGCTGAAGAACGCGGAGAAGCTCGACGAGCTGCCGTCGATCGAGGCGGTACTGGAGGCGTGATGGATACGACTCAATCGCTGGTCGAAATAATCTTCCTGCTCTCGGTCGCGACCATCCTCGAGGCAATCGCGATCGGTCTTCTTCTGCGAAGGCTACGCTATGCCACGCGCCCGATCCGCGTTGTCGCTCTGCAGGCATACCCGCCTATCCGGTCGGGGAAGCGGCTCCGGCCGAACCCGCCGAGCCGCCGGCCGAATGGGATCCGGTCAATGATCCCGATGGGTGGAAGAATCGGCCGGCCTCATGAGAAGTGAATGCGATTCCCGCAGGATGAGCAAACCGTTCGCCAGGTCGGAATGAGCAGCCAGAGAACGGCCAGCGGAGCCAGAAAAAGCGGGAAGCAAAACGGGATCGCGAACGCGACAGACGCCAGCAGCCAAAGCCCAAACAATACCCATCCGACGACGCTGATACTTCTCTTCTGCCCCGGATAATCGTCAGACCCGCAGAACGGACAGGCAAAGCTACCGCTACGGCGCTGCGCCTTCGCGGGCCGGCTAGTCTCGCCGCCGGCGTCGGAAGGACTGAACACGGCGCGGCAGCCGGGGCATTCAATGAGGATGCCAAACGGGCCAGCAACTTGCGTCTGACAATGCGGGCAATTCAAGGTGTCCATGGGCCAGCGATTTTCGCACCGGCCCGTGGATGAGGCAAGCAAAATGAACGCCCGCGTGGATTGGCATGGCGACGAACTCGAGCCGAAGCTCCGCGCGGCAGTCTGGGAGGCAATCGTCCGCTGCACCGAGTTCTTCTGGGCTCACTGCCTGCAACTCCTGAACATCTCAAACCCTCCGCCGCACAAGACGCCGAGTCAGCCGGGCGAGGCCCCGCGCAAGCGGACGGGGTTTTTGCAGGGGAACGTTCAGCGTGAGTACGATGAGCCCGCGCTGACCAGCCGAGTCGGGATCAGCAAGAACGCGATCTATGGGCTCTTCCTCGAGTTGGGAACCCGATACATGCGGCCCCGGCCCTGGCTGATGGCCACGCTGAAGGCGGTCATGCCCCAACTGCAGGCGACCATTGCCGCGGTGAAGCTCGAGGGTGAATGATGCCACTGGACCCGGCCCCGGTCGAAGATGACGACACCCGGACGGCCTTCCTCGCCCAGCTGGCCGGCGACCCGGACGCCGTAACGGCGCTGGTCGGCGGGATGACGTCGGGCAAGGTGCTGTCGAAGGTCGTCCAGGGCAAGACGCCGGCAACCCCGATGCCCTACGCCGAGATCGAGTGTGAGCAGGGCCCGAAGCCAAACGAGTACATCGCCCCCGTGCAGCGCGGCCAGGGCTACCACGATTTCCGGCATGTCACGATCTGCGTCTACGGTGTGCGGGCGGACGCGGTGAAGGCTATGGGCCACCTGCGCCGGATCTACGAATGGCAGCCGCGGCCGACGACGGAGACGGGCACGCGACAGATGGACGTGCCGAACGCGAGCCTCAAGGCGATTCGGCCGATGCCGGGCTCGGGCAAGATCGAGCAAGAGAAAGAGCGCGTGGGCGGGAACATCGTGTGGAAGGGCACGCTCGAATTCGAGTGCTGGACAGTGAGGGTGATCGTATGAGCCGCGTGATCGACCCGAAAGCCTATTCGATGGATCAGCCCTATCCCGTCGTCGGCGCCGCGGCGAAGCAGGCGGGACACGACATCCTGATAGCCGCCTGCCCGCGCTGTGGTCACAAGCTCGGCGTCGCCGTCGACGAGCAGAACCCCGACGGCCGCGCGCTTTGCCGACCGTGCAGCCTCTGGCTTCATGTGAGCGCCCCGGCCCAGCAGGAAGCGAAGCCGGCGGAGTAACGAGAAGAGAGCGAACGCGCTGAACCACGGAAGGGACGGCGGCCTTGAACAACTATCAGCCATCACACAATTGCCCGGTTCGATTCCAGGTCCTGGGCCAGGGCACCGTCGCTCAGATCAACGTCACCAGCCATGATCTCGATATCGAGGTCCTGCTCTACGACGTCACCAACGTGACCCATGGCGGCGACCGGGCCCGGATCGCGGGTCTGCGGGATGCGTCAGCGACCATCAATGCCGACTTCGACGCCGATTATCCGCCCTACCTGTTCCCGCCAAACATCATCGAAGGCACGAGCGGGATCTTCCTTTTCTACTACTCCGCGCTCGCGCTGGGGCGGCCGATTCAGGTCCCCATGATCATCGGCAAGATCCACTATTCGATGAAGATTGCCGAACAAACGAAGTGGTCCTTTGACGTGAAGCTCAACAAGCTCGCCGGGTTGCTCGTCTATCCCGGCCTGTAACACCAGGGGGAAGCGATGGCATCGGCGATCATGCCGCAACTGGGGCGCGAGGTCACGATTGAGGCGTGCGGGAGGAAGTGGACCCTCGCCCGCATGGAGATCGATCGCCTCGAGGAGTTTATCGACTGGCTCCGGCCCCAGCTGCCCGATCCCTTCGCCGGCCTCGAAAAGATCCTGCCGAGCATGTCGCGCGAGGATGCGCTGAAGGAGATCAAGGAAGCCCGGGCCGCGGCGATCATGGATTACGACTCCCCCGCGATCCAGTCCGCTCTGACGACGGTGCGCGGCCGGCTGCGCATGTTCTACCTGTGCCTTCGCGTCAATCACCCCGAGATCAAGCTGGCCGACGCTTTCGCGATCGTCACGGAGATGGGGGAGAAGGAAATCGAGCGGGCTCTTGCCGCGGCATCGGGCACGGCTGGAAAAAAAAAGGACCAGGAAGCCGTCGCAGCGGCGCCATCGACTGGGGCGTCATCCTTCGTCGATTGATGGCCGGAGGCATGGATGGGCCTGGCCTTCGCCCCTGGGAGATCCGGCGGCTTACGATCCCCGAAGTGATGGGCTACCTGGAAGATCCCGGCACAGGCCCACGGCCGCCTGAGAACGGCGAGCCGATTTACAGCTACAAGGATCACCTCGAGTACATCGCCCGACGCCGGGCAATGCCGATTCTGGAGCGCCTGCAGGAAGCACGCGCAGAGGTTCAAGGATGAAGCTGGCTGAGCTGTTCGTTCAATTCACGGCGAAGGGCACCGAAGGCCTCAAAGCGGCTACGGCGGAGGTGCGCTCGGACCTGGATAAGACGGCGAAGTCCATCCATGCCGGCCTGGAGGAAGCCTTCGGCAAGGAACACGCCGCGCCCACGATGAAGGAGTTTGCCAAGGACAACCCCGGCAACGTCTCCTCTGGCGGCATCGCCGGAATGCTCGAAAGCATCCTCAAGCCGGCCGGGCTCGCCCTTGCTGGCTTCGCCGCAGCCGCAGCCGCCAGCTTCGCCGCGATGGCCGTCTCCGGCATCCAGAACAGCGCCCAGTGGGATGCGATCACCCTGCAGCTCGGCTTGCTGAGTCGTGAGTTCGGCAGCGTCTTCCTTCCCGTCGTGGAGCTGGTTTCCGATGTGCTCGCGCGGATGATCCCGATTGCCGAGATGTTCACCGACATGATGCAGCCGGCGATTCAGACGCTCACCGACTCCTTCTTCAAGGTCCTCGACGCCGTTTCCCCGCTGGTTAAGGCCCTGGTCATGACCGAGGCCGTCTGGCTGAGCACTATTTTAGAAGTCGTCTCTATCGTCGTGGACGTCTTCGTTCCCGTGATCCAGGTGGCGGCGAACGCCCTGAAATGGTTCGCGGATACCCTTCGCCAGGTGCTGAATCAGATCCGCTCGGTATTCGGGCTGAAGGATCTGACCAACGTGCAGAAGGGCAGCGCCGCGCGATTGGGTGCCCGCACGGGCGGCTTCGAAGACGTGACAGCCGCCTACCAACGCATTGCCAAGCTGAGCCTCGCCGCCAGCTTCGGCGGCAAGAGCCGGGAGGCGAGGCAACTGGAAGTCGCCGAGCAATCGCTGGGCGTTCTGGGAGCGATCGAAGGCAACACCGGCCGGGCGGAGCCCGCCGTCACCACACGGTAAGGATGCCGCGACATGCCGCTAATCCCCGTCGCTGGCGGCTTCATCCCCGCCGGCAACATCCAGAACGAGCCGGCCGGCGATATCGGCGCAAACAAGCTCATCAATCAAAGCGGCATCACGTCGAAGGTGACCAGCTATCCCGCCGGCTGGTACGAGGTCGAAGGCTACCGCGAGATCATGAACAACGATCAGCAGATCGTTTACCGCTATTTCGAGGGTCCGTGGGTCAGCCGGAAGGCCTTCTATGATTTCATGTTGGGCTACAGCTACACCGACACGAGCGGCACGATCAGCCGGCAGATCCCGAAGAATCACGAGGAGTACACCTGGCTCTATGCCGTCGATTGCGAACTGATCGAGGGCAAGGGAGCGATCACGGCGACGCTCGACAATGCCACGCCTCCCAACCAGACGGGCGTGATCGAATACGTCAACACGGACCCGACGGTGCCGACCAGCGGCGTCACGGGCATCGCGAAAGTGAAGATCACCTATCGCTGGCTCGATTACGAGATTCGCAGCGATGAGGAGCTTCGGGACACGTTCAACAATGACGAGCTTTACCGGAATGTCACGCGGCATTCGGATTGGGCGATAAAAGCGCTGCCGATCCCCGGCGCAACGAAACTACGATTCGCCGAAGCGCCGCTCCTCAATAAGCCGATCGAGGCTGGCCTGGCTCAGTTCATCTTCCCGACGCGAGAGATCACGTACACCTGGCATGACGTGCCGGACGTGCCCCAGGTGAATATCGACCTTTGCTCCGGCTCCGTGAATGACGCTGCTTTCGATGTGCCGATTCAAGTAGGCGGTTTTCCGGTGAGCGGGTACGGCTCCGAAACCGACGGCTACCCGGCGCAGACGCTGCTTTTCATCACGCCGAAGGTCATACGCAAGCGATCCGTCCTGGGCCGCGTCTCCTTCGACATTGCGTATAAGTTCCTCTACCAGCCCCAGGGATGGAATAAGTTCCCGGCGATCGTAGAGGATCCTGTCACTCACAAGACATCTCTGAAGTTTGTGCTCGCGACCTTCGATGGCACCGCGACCGGGCAGACGGTCTATACGCCGTTCGCCTTCGATCTTCTCTTTAAGGCCCCCAACCAAAAGGGCCGCTACCAGAACGGCAACTGGTAACCATGAACGGGCGCGACTTCCATTTAGTGAACGACCGCGGCCAGCTCCGGGTTTCCGAGCTGCAGCGGATGGGTGCGCTCGCCGGCGCGGCCGTGATGGGCCCGCTCGGCGCGATCGGCGGCTACGCCTATGCGACAACGCTCGGCACGCTTCTCAATATCGATCTGCCGTTCTACCCGCTACTCTCAATCACGGGGGCGCAGAAAGCGGATAAGTCCTGGCCCTTCAAGCAAGTCGTGGAGATCCCGACTCAGCCGATCACCTACGAGGATCCGGCCAATCCGATCACGGATGCGCTGATTCCGCTTTTCGAGATCAATAACGACGCGATCGCCGACAACACGGTTGTGCGGGCCTGGCTGAGCGAGGATGGGACGCACTATCTTTGCTCGGTAACTGGGACCGGCAGCACCACGCAAACCGTCGTCCAAGTGCTCTCCCAAACGCCTGCCGGCGGCGGGACCTTCGGAGCACAGAACATCTACCCGGCCGTCGTCGGGGTGTGGGATGCGCTCCATAGCGTTTTCGTTTTCAGCGGCGCCCGCATTTGGCTGGTGAATCCGGATCTGAGCCTGCCGCAATTCTTCAATGGCGTCCCCAATCCCGGCGTTTATTCAGCCGGCCCGCTCGGCGTGACGTTTACCGGAACCCATGCCCTGGTTGCCCCGCCGGGAACGCTTCCGCTCTACGTCACGAGCCAGAACCCTCCGGCGACAGGAACCGGCCCGGGAATCGTGAACACGGTCAATCAGACGCTGGGCGCGGGAACGAAGACGTTCACGAATGACATCGTTCTCGGACGGGACCCGACTCTAAACCTCTTTTCGATCGAGGCTGCGGGACAGATTTCTTGCACCGACTTGCTCACCATAGCTAGCCCATCGTCTCCGGGTTCGCTCGTTCAGTTCGGGACTCAGGGGTCCAGTGGAGTAATGCAACTCAACAGCGGAGCCGTTGTCATTCAAGCGATGGTTGGCGCCGGCCCATTTTTCGGGATTCAGCAACTGGGCGGAGGCGCCTCCGCCGCTAACTTCGCCGTCTGGCGCGGCGGCCCGAATGTCTGGGAAATCGGAGTCGATGGAACCATGGCTGACGGTAGCAAGGTTTTCGGCGGGATCATCACCCAGATCGGCGCCGGCGGCTTCACGGGGGTGCTCTGATGCCCCGGAAGTTCGTGCAAACCCTGACCGTCGCGAATGGCCTGATCCAGTCCGGCGCGAGCGATTTCATCCTGGCCAGCGATCTCCCCGCCTTCACCTGGTCCAGCATCACCGGCACGCCTACCACGCTGGGCGGCTACGGGATCACGGACGCCCAGCCGCTCGACTCCACGCTGACCGCCCTGGCCGCCTTCAACACGAACGGACTGGTCACCCAGACCGCGGCCGACACGTTCACCGGGCGCACGCTCACCGGCACGGCAAGCCGCGTCGCCGTGACGAATGGGGATGGCGTTGCGGGCAATCCGACGGTGGACATCGACGCCGCCTATGCCGGCCAGGCGAGCATCGTCACGGTGGGCACGATCACCTCGGGGATGTGGCAGAGCAACGTGATCGATTCGACGTATGGCGGGACAGGGGTGAACAACGCTGGCCGGACGCTCACCATTTCATCGCAAAATGCGCACCTATCCTTTTCGTCCAGCTGGACCTTGAGCGTCACAGCGGACGCGACGGTCAGCGGCACGAACACGGGCGATCAGACGATCACGCTCACGGGGGCAGTGACCGGATCGGGAACGAGCAGTTTCGCGACGACTATCGCCACGCCGGGAACTCTGACCGTCGCCAGCACGAATAGCACGGCCACGGCTCACACCCATGCCGTCACGTCGAGCAGCGCCCCAGGAGCGGCGGCTTCGATCCTCGCGACCGATGCAAGCGGAATCATTGGCTCGACCGGAACGCGGATCGTCAAAGGCTGGTTCATTGACCTGACCGTCACGAACGCGATCGCCGGTTCGATCACCGGCAACGCGGCCACGGTGACCCATGCCACGCTCACCACTGCCTTGACCGTGAACGGTGGGACACTGACGCTAACAGCAAACGCCGCGAATACCTCCGTTCTCACGATCGGAGCCGGTGCCGTCTCGGTGTCAGGGAGCAATACGGGCGATCAGACCATCACCCTCACCGGCGATGTCACCGGCAGCGGCACCAGCTCCTTCGTGACGACGCTAAAGAACACCGGCACGGCGGGCACCTACAACTCCGTCACGACCGACGCCGCGGGCCGGGTGACTGCCGGGGCGAATCCGAGCGACGGCGGTTTCCTGGAAATGGTCAACACGACGCTCACCAGCGTCCCCATTGATCTCCTCGTTTGCGGGCGGGCCACGCTGACGACGGGCACGCCGGTTGCTGATGCGACCGCGCAAACCTCCGTATTCTGGACGCCCTACAAGGGAAATCGCATCGTTCTCTTCGATGGGACGCGCGATATTCCCGTGACGTTCTCCGAGCAGACTTTCAAACTCACCGACTCCGCGCAGACCGGCGGGACTATCACCGGAACGACAATCACCGGCCTCACGGACACCTCGAAACTGTTCGTCGGCATGAAGCTGTCGGCCTCGACCGGCACGGGCACGCTGGCGGCGAACACAACGATTGCGACGATCGCAGGCGGAACCTCGATCACGGTCAATAATGCCGCATCGGTCAACGGCACGCTGACCAACCTCGTTTTCAAGATGCCGCTGAACAGCAATATCGACGTGTTCGGGGTCTATTCGGCTGGTCTAGTCTTGAGGCCGGGCACGCTCTGGACGAACCAGACGACGCGCGCGGATACGGTGGCGATCGCGAACGACGGGCGCTGGTTCAATACGTCAGTGGTGCGGAATACGCAGAACAACTCGATCGCGGCCAACGCCGGATTGCTCCTCTACACAGTCGCCACGAACGGCACCGACGGGCAGACAGACGACTCACCTGGCAGCGGCGCGACGGCGGCGAGCCGGCTCTTGCTGAACTGGTACAACCGTGTCTCTCGCTCAATCACCATGTGCCCCGGCTATGTGGACGATAACACCGCGACGTCCTACACCACGGCATCGACAACTTTTGTTGCGGCGAACAGCGGAACGGGCGCAACAATCAATTTCCTGTCATCGGGGGAAGATGCTTTCTCCGTGGACGCCTTCACGAACACGACAAACAATGGCGCCGGATCAAACTTCATCGGCATCGGCATCGACTCGACTTCGACGGCGGTAGCGGCCGGCGTCGTCACGCCGGGAACCACGCTTACCAATGCCGGCTCCAACTGGTCCGCGGTCGCCAGCGTCGGCTTGCATTCGATCAATCTGCTTGTCTGCGTCAGTGCCAATACGGGAACGTTCTTCGCCGACACGACACGCCGGGGCGGGGCAAGCGATCCGACGGTCACCGGCATCAGGGGGACAATCTTCGCATGAACTATCCATTCTCGATCAGCGTCATCATCCCGCTCGATCTCAAAGTCCTCATCGCGGCCTCACTGCCGTCCGTCATCGACGTGTCCGTGAGCGGCGGGACGCCTGATTCGTCAGGGCAAGTATTCACGAACCCCACGGCGGTAAACGTCCTCTTTCCGTCGCCGCTATCCGACCCTGACGTGGCGACCATGAATGGCATCGTCGCGGCCTACAATCCGTTAGCCTCAGTGCAAGCGATCGCTGATGCCAGCATGTACGCGACGGACGTAACGATCATCAAAACGGCCTTCGACGTTCAGACGCAGGTGGGCCTCGTAACGCTGCTCAGCTTCATCCTGCTCCAGAGGCTGACGACGCCAGGAGCGTTGGCGAATCGGCTGGCATACCTGATGGGATATTTCACCTGGGCGGGCAACATCTACAACGCCTGCTTGGCCGCGCAAGCGGCGATCAATGCCGCCTTGACCCCGGCCGCCGCTCTGGCCGTGACGTTCGGACCCACGCAGATAAAGACGGGCGATCTAACTGCTTCCACGCACACAATCGCCAACCTGTCTTCGACCGTGCAGATTTCCGTCGGGATGGTCGTCACCGGAACCGGCATCACTGGCACGACCTGCACGGTGGCCACGGTGCCGAGCGGAACGAGCGTCACCCTTTCCGGGGGCACGTTGGCCAACCAGTCCGGGCAGAGTTACACGTTCACGTTGCCGGCGGCGCCGAACGTGACCATCCAGGGCGCGACGGCGATCAACAATTAGCCCGCGGACTATCGCGCCCGGCATGATGCCCTGATGATCGAGCGCCCGAAGGTTGATCCCGACACCCTCTCGGCCATCCGCCAGATGCCGGCGGCCCTGAAGACGCACGGCGATTCCCTGGACGGCCTGAGCCGGTCGATGGACTGGCTTTCGCTGGCCGTGTTTACCGGGCTGATCGGCGCGGCGATCATCTGGCGCGGAGGCAAGTCGTGAAGGACTGGACGCTAATTGTGGTGCTCGCTCTCGGTCTGGGCCTCGCCTGGCTTGCCGATCAGACGCCCGCGAAGGCCCCGCCCGTGAAGCCGGCGCCCGCGCCCGTCGTGCCGGCGCCGAAGCCGAAGAAGCCTTGTTGACCTACTTGCGGGCGGCCGGTTCGGTCGCTGGACAATGACCCCGTTTCCGACTGACCTACCGCCGCTGCCGCCCATGCCACGCCCGCCGCTCATGTGGTGGGATCTGAACGAGCTGGCGGCGCTGATGCGGATTCTCGTGTCCGGCGGGCTGTGGTTGTGGGACCTGTTACGGGCAGTCGTATTGAGGTAGGGCCTTGAGCGAACCCGCGCTGAATTCCCTGGTCGCTATCGCTTTCGGGCTCGTCTGGTTTGCGCTCGGTGTCTGGGTGGGGAGAGACATGAAATGAAAAAGGCTCGATCGTTCTTCCTGCTGTTGCTCCTCATGACCGCTGCCTACGTCGGCGGTTTCTGGCAGGGTTGGCGCATGCCGATCTCGCGCGTGAACTGCTGCGTCGGCGAATGCGCCTGCGACAAATGCAAATGCTGCGCAGCCTGCACGCCGACGGTCAAGCCGATCCCTGAGCCGTTTTTGTCGATGGAAACCGCAGAGTTTCGCATTCAGTGGACCGAGGGAAAAGATCGCTGCATCTTTAGCGCGATCGAAAAGAGCACGGGCGAGCCGCTTCTGATGCCCTACATCGAGTAAACCATGAAAGATTTGATCCTGGTTGATCGAAGGATTTGCGCGATCGCGCTTTTCGTCGCGCTCGTTTGCGGCTTCGTCGCTGGCCATTTCTGGGCAAGAAACACCATGCCGTCAGGTTGGAATTGTCCCTGTCGGTCATTTGGCAGCAAGTGTCAATGCGGTCCTGAATGTGTGAGCGAGAGCGGAGAGTTCGGCAAAGTCGGCTGCAGCAAGTGCCCACGATAATAGCGCACGGACGCGCGGACAGAGCACAGCGAAAGGATTCGCATGGATCGCCTCACTTCCCTCCTGGCGGCCGTCCTGGTCGCAGCCTCGGTCGGCGGCACGCGCGCACCCGACGGCACCGAAATTCACGTCGACATGCCGCCCGAGTTGCAGATGCACAACACCGGCGGCAGCGATGGCCCGCGCGGACCCGGAAGCGGCAGCGGGCTCTGCGTCTTCACCTCCACGGAACACGCCGGCATCTGGCAGGGAATCGACTCGCTCAAGGGCTTCCAGAAGTGGATGACCCACTACCCGGGCGGCGGCACGCCCGACAAGCTCGCGAAGATGATCAAGCGGCGCTGCGCCGAGTTGAACATCCCCGAGCCGGTCTACATCCAGGTCGAAGGCTGGGACCCAGATATCCTCAAGGCTGCCTGCAAGGGCGGACGAATGCCGTGCATCACCTACGCCCAGAGCCCCACGGGGCGATACGGCGGGGCGCGCATCGCCCACATGGTGAATCTAGTTCACTTCGATGAGCGCGGCAACGTCGCGATCCTCGACAACAATTATCCGTGCTCGGCGAAGAAGCCGAACAACTACGAATGGATGGACGCGGCGACGTTCAAGCGCGTGCATTCGATGGGCGGGGCGTGGAGCGTGGTGTTCTTCGAACCGGGGCCTCCGCCGCTTCCGAGGAACCCATGAAAACCGATCATGACGCCATCCACGCGGAGGAGCACGGCGTTCGCCGCTCTCCGCGCTGGCCTGCCGTGGAGCGGGCCTTCCTGAAGGCGAAGCCCTGGTGCGAGTGCTGCGGGCGGGACAAGGTTCTGCCGCGGGGCGTGCAGGTCCATCATTGCTTCCCGTTTCATTTCGCCATCCTTCTCGGGAGGCCGGATCTGGAGTTGGACCCGCGCAATCTCATCGGTCTGTGCGAGACAGAGAAGGGCATCATCCTGCCCTGCCATCACGTTCTGCTGGGCCATTTGGATTTATTCAAAAGCTACAACGCGCACGTCCGCGAGGACGCCGCCCACCGTTACCACGGCTGGAGCGCGGCCCAGATCAAGGCGTGCCCGGTCTGGCAAGCGATGGTTGCGAGCAGGCCGAAACTCTGGCAGGACATGACCGACGAAGACAAGCGCGCCATGCGCGCGGCGATGGATCGGCTGTTACCTCGGAGTGCGTGAGCGATGAGCGAACTCCTCCCCGGAGATACGCCGGTAATGTGCAGCGCCTGCGACTGGCGCGGCGACTTCCGCGAAGCGGTCATGCCGCTCGACCGGGCGCCGATGTGCCCCGTGTGCTCGGAGCCGGTTCGGCAGGGCGGGGAGCAGCGCCCGCACTTCGATCTGTGGAGCGACCTCGCCGACAAGTGACCCTGGAACGGCGCGCGTGCTAACCTCGCCTCAGCCTTCGGGCCCGAATCCGAATTCAAACGAGGGGATCATGAAATCCGCTTCGCTCTTTCTGCTGGTTGCCGCAGTGACCTATCTCGGCACGATGTACGCCATCGCCGGTATTGTTGCCGTCGTCGCGGCCGTGCTCACCGGAATCGCCATCGTCTGCAAGCAGTCGAAGCTGTTCTTTCGCGCGGCCTTCGGCGTCTGCCTGCTGGGCTGCCTGATCACGGCCGCAACCTGGGCCACGGCGAGCAACGCCCTGATGCCCCCGATGACCAAGGGAACCTCGATCCCCGGCGGTCATTGGGTCGCGCACGAGGAAGACGCCGCGTGCTACGGCTACTTCGTGGGCGGCGTTCAAGTCGCCTATTACGACTCGGACCTTGATCTCTATCGCACCTACGATGCCGCTACGGAAGGCTTTGGCCCGGAGCAGATTCCGCCCTGGGGTCGGCGCATGAAGGCCGAGCCGCGCGACGGGTTCAACTTCGGCAACGACTACAAGAAAAATGCGAAACCGGCCGGCGACGAGAAGCCGAAATATCGCATCCAGGGCAAGCCCGTCTCGCGCGAGGAAGCCGTCGAAACGATTCAGACGGGCAAGATCCCCGACGACTCGGGCAAACTCAGGGTGACGGTGATCGGCGCCCAGACGGAGCGCGATCGCGTTTCGGGTGACCTAATGACCTCGCCGAGCTTCAAGGACCTGCGCGCCGATCTGGTCTGCAAGTTCTACCCGGCGAATGCCTGGGAAGTCTCGAAAGGCTTTTTCACGGCCGGGCATCCGACCATCTATGGGCAGTACCCGGACGGCAAGGTCTTTCACCGGCAGGACGATTACGAGGGCGGCGCAGAGGCGCTCGCCGATGCGATTCGCCAGGCCGATCCGAATTATGACCCCGCCAAGGATACCGACGCGCGGAGCGGCACATTTTCCGGCATCCTGAACGCGATCAAGGGCGAAAGCCAGTCGGCCGGCTGGGGGCTCGGGATCTTCTCGATTCTGGCCGTCGTCCTTCGCCGGTATGCCTGAGACGGATTTTCCCAACCCTCCAAGGATGGAGTCTTTGACGTGAATACGACCGCTCTTTTCTATCTTGGCGCCGCCCTAGTGGGTTACTTCATCCGGCACAAGTTCCCGCCGGCCAGCAGCTCGCCCGCCGCGCCCGTGAGCCCGCCGGCCATCGTCGCCCCGGCCGTTCCCGGGATCGCCAACCCGTTCGCGCAGAATCACCCGGCCCTGACCGCGCTGCTCTCGCAGGGGGAGCAGGTCGTTCAGTCGGCGCTGCAGGACTGGCTGGCCAATGGCCTTCCCGGCGCCGCGCCGGCCGCGAGCGCCACGCACCCGCTGCTGACGGCTGCGGACCAGATTCGGCAGATACTGCAGGCCGTGAGCACCATGCAGGCGCCCGCTGCGCCGGTGGTTACCCCGGTGGTTGTGCCGAAGCCTGCGTGATCGGGGGTGAGCCGTGGGCCCGCATACGGCCTGGGTGCGCCGGCTGTTCGAAAAGACCGTCTGGTCCCGGTTCGCCGTCGGGCCATGGGAGAAAGTCGCCTTCGCGAACTGCCGCGAAGAGTGCTTTGACGCGGTGGAATACTGGATTCGGGACAATCCTTTCGAAGAGCGCGAGTGGGTCGTGATTCCGGGCGACAAGCCGCCCATGGGAGGGCCGAAGTGATGGGAGCAAGCATGGGCTGGATGGCAGCCGTCAAGCTGGCCTGGGTGGCATATCAGGCGGCGAGCGCGGCCTTGAAGAAGCGCGACGCAGCCGGCAAGCCGAAAATCTTCGACCCGCAGAACAAGCGGCCGATCCTCGACACGCTTCGCGATCTGATTCACGATGGCCTGGTCGCCTATGACGGCCACGCGCCGCTGGACCCGCCGAAATCCGCCTGACCGACACGTCCCAATCTCCTCCGAGGCCCGGGTGAGCCGAGAGCGACGGCTCGCCTGGGTCTTCTTTATTTCCTGGCTTTCCCGCCTTCCCAGCCTCATCTGTGCTATGTCACAAGCTCCTTTTCGGGTTATACTTGTGCCGTTGGGAGAGCCGGTCTTCTCGGGTCTGCAGGCCCGGGGAGCCGGTGAACGAAGCTCTCTCCCAACCCCATCTCCCAACGCCTTCGTGACCGGGCGGCGCCTCCGGCAGCCGTCGCCCTGGTCAGGATTCCACGTTCCGCTCCTGCTCGATCCGGCGCCGCGGCCGGTTGAGTTGAGGCTCCCGAATGAAAAACGATGACAGTCTCGCAAAGGGTGCGCGCTCGCATGAGGGGTGCGACGTCAAACCCGTGGTGCAGGATGGCTCCGGCGATGCCCTGGATGTCCGGCTCGAGCCCACGGCGGAGGATCTTGTCGAAGCCCTCGAGGGCGACACCGAGCACGTCTTGAGCGTCGAGCAATGGGCCGAGCGGTTACGGCAGCTCGACGCGCGGGCCTTCGGGGATCGACCCAAGCCGCGGCAGGCCGCCCTGGTTCAGCCGGGCACTGAGGCGAAAATCGCGATCATGCGGGAACGCATTGCGCGCGGGGAAGATCCCTTCGGGCCACGGGACCTCGAGGATGGCGCCGTGCCCCAGGCGGGGCGGGACATTCAGCGCGTGCGGAATGGGCGGGATAAGCGGCTGGGATACCGCAAGCTGACCGATCCGAAGGGAGGCGCGGCTTGAAATTCATCTGCTGCAGTTCCGCCATGAGGCCCGGTCGATCAGGAAGTTGCGCTTTCGTTGTGCAGGCTGGCAACGAATATGAAGCCGTCGGAAAGGCGTTAACTATCGCGCGGAAGCTATGGCCGGCCGCTTCGGGGTTCGGCGACTATGCGGTAAGAGTGATTCGGCACGACGCAAAGCCGTTGGATCCAGACTCGGATATCGCTCCTCTCGCCTAGCTAGGAGACCGCATGAGCGACGCCCCCCGACAAATCCGCCTGGACAGCCTCGGCGATCACCCCGACCTGCAAGCCCGCTGCGGTCTGGACATGGCGCATGTCGAGCGCCTCCGCGCCCAGCTCCGCGAAGACGGCGAACTTGACCCGATCAAGGTGATTCGCGAGGGCCGCACGAACTGGCCGTGGGACGGCCTGCACCGGGTCTACGTCTACCGCGACGAGAAGCGGAAGACGATCTACGCCGACATGGCCCCGGGCACACTAGACGATGCGATCCTTCTAGCGATCGGCACGGCCAACCTCGGGAACAAATGGCAGCTTCCCCGCTCGAGCGCCGACAAGCACCGGGCCGTGAGCATCGCCCTGCAGCGCGAGAGCTGGACCGAGTGGAACGCGAACAACCGCGAAGTCGCGCGGCGCTGTGGGGTGAGCGAAGGGCTCGTGCGGATCGTCCGGGGCGAACTGGCTGCGCAAATTACGCAGCGCACCGACGTGGCCGGCGGCGTGTCAGGGATTCGGCGGGAGGACTTCGACGCACTGAGCCCCGAAGCGAAGATCAGGCTGCAGCAGAAGTTAGAGGAGCGGGCACAGAAGCAACGGGAGGCAGAAGAGCGACGCGCGGCCGAATCCTGCGAAGAGACGCCGGACGTGGAAGTGGTCAGGCTGATGCTGCCCGGGGATCTGCTGGACCGGATCGACGCTGCGGCACGGCGTTCGCGGCGGGACCGGACAACGGAGATCCTACGGAACCTTGAGAAAAGCTACGGACAGAAGAAAGGCAGGTGAGTCGTGCCGACGCTCCGCAAGGGATTCGACTTCATCCAGGAGCTGAAAAACGCCCTCGGGATGCGCGACCGCTACATCCGCCGAATCGTCATCGACGCTGCCCACAACAGCGCCGTTTTGGTATACGTCGAGGAATTCTTTGATGCGCGGGCGTCCGTCGAGGTGATTCGGATGCTCGGCGAAGAGGGGATCGAACGGGAACAGCGGCCGAATCACGTGATCGTGATGGATGACCATGGGCGGCCCAGGACGGAGCCGGCGGCGTAAAAGGGAGACAGGATGCTTGATCGACGTGCTTTCCTCGGAACTCTCTTCGCGGCTGTGCCGGCTCTCGGCGGTGGCGCCGCGTTGCTCGAAAGGCTCTGCGCCGAGCCGGAACCCGAGCCAGTATGGATTGAGAGCTTCAATATCATTCAGTGGGGATGCCGCCTTCGGTCGGGCCAGGAAACCACGATGGCCGAGATCAAGGGACCCTGTCGCTTCTACGATCTCGTCGCCTACTCCGACAGCCAGGGCGCCAACCTCTCCCCTATTGGCCTTTCGCTTCGCCGATCGACCGATCGACACCCGATGCGGCTTATGGCCTTTTCCCTCGATCCGCGTGCCTCGCTGCGGTGGATAGCCGCGCCGATGCAAGAAATCATCATTCCCGAGGGCGGCCGCGTGCTGGTACGCGGCATCTGCGAAACCGATCACATGTGGAGCGCGGGCGCCCTCGTCACCCGCCCGCTGGACTCATGATCTACCAATTCCGCACGAAGGATCACCCCGAAGCAAACGGCCGCGCCGCCCAGGACAGCGAGCGGCAATACCGCTTCTTCTTCCCGCTGGAAGGCGGCGCCACGGTCGTGATTCTCGGCGGGCAGCGGATGCGCGATGCGCTGGTTGAAATGCTCAGGCAGGAGGATGCGGACGAGGCTGCCGAGCTGGCCCAGCGGGAGAGGGAGGAAGCGGGGGAACTGCCGTGGTGACCGTGTTTTTCAGCTGCCGCAGCTCGTGAATCACATGCTCCTCGTCGAATCGCAGCGTCCGCGGCGTCACCCGAATGACGGGAATCCTGCCGATCCGGACCCATTCCAGCAGCGTCCGCTTCGAAATCTGAAGCGACTCACACATCTGGCTAACCGTCTTCAAGCCCATGATTCCGCCCTCCGTGCGCTGCGTAAAATGCGCAGCGCGGCCCGGTTTCGTCGCGCGTAAATCCTACGCGGATGAAGCGGCCGGGTGCAATTTGCGGCGGGATTGGCTGGAGCGATAGCTTCGGGGCGCAACGAAGAAGCCCGGCTGGCAGGCCGGGCTTCAGGCTCCTGAAGCTCAAGGGATGAGCGGTCCTCTCGTAAGGGTCAGGTTGTGGGTTCGACTCCCACCAGGAGCAGACGAAGTATACCACGGGCCGGGCTCATGAGGCCCTCGCCGTTTCCTTGCGGGGGCGTCCGAAGCTCTTCCGGGGGATCTTTGCGAGGTCAGGACGCCCAACATAGGCCGCAAGGGCCTTCGCCGTTAGCTCGCTCAGGGGCAGATCTTCCTTCAACGCTACCGCTCCGGCAACGCGCTTCAATTCAGGGTCGCAATAGACTCGAATATCTGCGGCCATTTTCACCTTCCTTTTGGTCGCCATAACCCATTCCTTTGAAATAGTATCCTGCGACCGCTCCACGTGCAAGAACAAAAAAAGAATAAGTTGTTTGACTTATTGGGGTCGAGTCTCTTATTCTTCTCCTGTCGCTCACGATCCTCACCAGATCATTGACGCGGCCCCGCGAGTGACGACACCCAGCGTTTAAAGCACGGGTGGACTACGCGGGCAGTCGCCTGAGGCAGGATGCCTCCGCTTGCCGGGCTGCTTTCGACATGGGGCAGCTCGGCAGGCAGGGCGGCTGGTTTTCGAACCTCTTACCCGAAAGGACGGCTTCCATGCTCGGCCTGATGAATCTCTTCTCCGCGATCGCCCGGCTCACTCGATCGATCAACCGCAGCGCCGACCTGTTCGACGCCGCCAACGAAGGGCTGGCGAAGCAGCTCGCCGTCGGGCCGGAGATCGAGCCCGAGGCGCCGGCGCTCACCAATGGACACGGGCGGGCGCCGAACGGGCGGAAGACGGTTGCGGCGCGGGAGTGATCATCCCTTCTGCGGCGTTCCTTGCTTGAGGGCTTCGATGTCCTTCTCCAGCTCCTGCACGCGATCCGCGAGCTTCATGCACAGATCCCGCCAGCGGGCGGCCGTTTCTGTCGCCGTGGGCCATTCGCGGGGAGGAAGGGCTCGAACGTCCTCAAGCAGCGCCTGCACGTTTTCCGCATACGATTTTGATACCATCCGTGGAACCTCGTCACAGGGGTCCCCGCGTCCGGCGATTGACCACAAGACGATAGCCGGCGCGGGGTTTTTGATTTCCCCAGATGGGCGCTACAGGATTCGAACCTGTGACCCCCAGCGTGTCGATGCGGGGATCTGGGTAAGTGCGCCCCGTATTCTGGAGACGGGGCGCAGCGCGTCACGTCTCCCGCTTCTTCCTCTTAATGGCGCTCGTGGCCACGTCGCGCAGGTGCGCCCGCTTCTGGGCCGCCTTGGAATACCATGCGATCATCCGCGTGTCCGCATGGCCCATCTGATCGGCGATCTGCCGATCCCCCACGCCCGCTTCGATGGCCCACGTACAAAACGAGTGCCGAACGCAATAGCCGCTCACCCGGTCCACTACGCCCTCATCCAGACCGATCCGCTTGGCCCAGCGTCGCAAATGCCGGGCGAAGACGTGGCGGTCCTTCCAGGGCTCGCCGTAGGTGTTCAGGAAAACGAACTCCTGGCCCTCAACTTTCTTGCGGTACAGGTTTTGGAGGAACCGCAGGATGCACGGCTCAAGGCCGAACATGCGCGGTTTTCCTGTCTTCGCGCGGGTCTTGTGCTTTTGCTTGACGACCACGCCGGCTTCGAAGTCGATCTCATCGAAGCGAAGCCCGCGCATCTCGGAAGGCCTGGCTCCCGTCCGGCGCAGGAAGAACAGGGCCCGACGCAGCGGCCGGCTCTTGCATCGCATGAGCGCGATGTATTCGACCGAGCTGGCTTCGCGGCGCGGGGTGACCGGGAGCTTGAGGTTCCGCGGCCGGCGATAGGGCGTGCGTTCGATCAGCTCCTCATCCTCTGCCCAGCGGAAACACGCGAGAATCGTCGCCATTACGCGGCGTTTCGTGGCGTTGCTCTTCCACTGCGGATTGAGTTGCAGCCAGCGCGTCAGATCGTAGCGCCGGCATTGCTCAATGGTCTGATTGCCGAACTGCTCCGCGAAGCGGGCCAGCTCGCGCGTAGCGTCTTCCAGGGCATGGGCGGAGTAATCCTCCGTGCCCTTCCGTTGCTTGAGGTGTTCGAGATAGGCCTCTGTGGTTTTTCGTACCGTCCAGGGACCTGCAGACCCTTCATCCGAAGGGCTGAAAAGGCGAAAGGCGTTCATGCTGTTGCCTCCGTTGGCGTTACCCAGCACGGAGGCTGCTGCGATCGGGGCATGATGCCCCGATCGCTTGTCAACCTTATGCCGCTGAGCGCCGCTCGGCAATCTTCTCCGAGCCTACTTCCCGGAAGATTAACCCGGCTAGTTCGCAATCGTGAAATGTCGCGATTATCGAATCGGTAGCGCGAAGCGGTTACGGTCGGGATGAACTTGTCGCACCATGCAGGTGTTTTATGTCCCAGAAGCGTACGGAACCGGCTTCTCAGTTTCGCGATCTGACCGTGATTCACTCGTCCAGTGAGCCCGAACGCTTTCAGGAATCGAGGCGAGGGGAACGGCAGAGGATGAGGTCCAGGGTGCCCCGGCAGTCGAATGCGCCGAGCGTACCGAAGCCGGTTCCGAAGTGGATTGCCACCGTGCCGGGGCAGACGTTTCGCGTTGAGGTCGAGGCCCATACCAAGGGCGAGGCGCGAGCCCGTCTCAAGGAAGGGTTGAAGCTCGAGCTGCTTCCGCTCGGAACGCTGATTGAGCGCCAGGAGCCCCAATCATGAGGCCACACATGATCACCGCTCGCGTCCTTTGCGCCACGCCTGAAGATCGCGACCCGGCGAAATCCAACTACGTCGAGGTGGCCTTGCCCATCGGGTTCCGCCGGGTGTTCAGCGGCGCCGTCAAGCCGGGCGATCGATTCCTGGACATGACGCCGCCGCAGCCTGGGGAGATGGTTGGGGTGCCGGTCTGGAAACTGGCCGACGGTGGGCATCTCCGCGGCGTGGCGGATCATTACGCCTGCCTCATCCGGCCGGATCAATACCCGGTGGAGGAGGTGTGTGAGCGGTGCAAGTGCCAGGTGCGCGTCGAGGGACATCGGTTTTGCGCGGACTGCTGCGGGATTGTGATCGAGACGAAAGGGAGGGCGTGATGAAGTCGAGAGAAGAAATTCGCCGTCATCGCGACGATCTCCGAATCGCAATGGATATGCCTTGCGGATGCGATTCGAACGGGCACGCCGACGACTGCTTTCGCGGGTTGATGATGATGAAATCCACCGAATCGACGCTCTCCTGGGTGCTTGGAGAGAACGACGATCTACAAGGCATGGTGGACCGTATGGCCCGCGACGTGGTCGCTTTCAGGAGGCAAAACTAAATGACCTTCCCGCTCCTGCTGGCCGCCTGCGTGCTGCTGTCCACCATCGCGGGATGGCCTCTCGGAAAGCTGTTGCAAGGACTCGTCACCTCTTTCCAGAAGGGAGGGCAACGGCCGGCGGATGCCGGCTAGTCCGGGGGTTTTGCTTGGGTCAACCGCGCATGGCCGCGCGGCTTCCTCGGGTCAAGCAGGATGCTGTTCCGGGCCCGAGGGTTTTTCCTCTAACGCAGAAAGGTTCGAGGTCTGGGACGGGA